GGTGTCAAGCATCGGCTAACGGACGACGAGAAGGCCGAAGTGGCTGCGTTCCGTGCGTCGATGCTTGAAGCCGATCCAGATGCACAGCTAGATGCAAACGATCTAGTCGTATACGTACAATACATCTGCATCAAGACCGCCAGCGACTACACCAGCTTCGTGGCGGCGGCGACTGGTGGCCCATCGAGCCCAAAATCGCCCAGCTCTTCGACGAATGGCAAATCAGAGCAAACGGCGTCGACGTCAGGCACTATCCTCTCCGACGATCCGGCATCACCTACTCGATAGAGTTCGAGTATCGACTCGCGGCGCTTGAATCGGGGTTCAAATCGTATAGTGAGTTCGATGCACTGACACCAGACGAGCAGAGCGAAGTAGTGGCAACGTGGCAGGCCAAGCGGTTACTGGATGCAGTAAGCACAGACTTACAGACACGGAGAAGCAATGTCCGATAAAAACCAAGCAGGCATTACGTTAACAGCGGACCAAACCGACAAGTTCATCAAGTCGATGGATGAGTCGTCTCGTGCGCTGAATCGTTTTGTCGATCAAACGGAAAGCTCCGAGACCCGTGTTGCCGCGAAGACAGGTATCATTGCAGGCGCGTTCGTGTCCATGGCGACTACTGTCATCGACATGGCCGCGCAGGCAGCTCAGGCGGTGTCAGGGTTTGTCGCTGACTCGATTGGCGTCGCTGCGGACTTCCAGGCCAACACACTCAACTTCGAAGCCGTCGCAGGTGAACTGCCCGTCGGTAAACTAGAAGAGTTCAAGCAGATGTGGTTGGACTTGGGCGCAGCTACCAAGTTCAGTGCCGCAGACGCACAGCAGGCAACTATCGAACTAGTCAAGGGCGGCGTCGACATCGCGAAGGTACAAAGCGATGCAACTGCCGCTGTGCTTGATCTTGCAGGCGCGACCGATATGGAGCTTGCGCCTGCAGCCGAAATCGTCGCAACGAACTTGGCGGTGTGGAGTCGGCACGGCATCACAGCAACCAACGTTGTCGACCTGTTGTCGCAGGCAGCGAACGCTAGCTCGTTGGACGTCGACGACCTGGCACTGGGCATCGCCAACTCAGCAGGCCAAGCTGAAGGTGCCGGCGTTGAGTTCGACGACCTCATCAAGACCATCGCACTTATCCGACCCCAGTTCGCAGGTGGCAGCGATGCGGGCACAGGCTTCAAGACGTTCTTGCAACGTCTTACGCCGCAGTCGAAGGAAGCCACCAAGGCAATGATGGCCTTAGGCTTGGCAACAGAAGACGGCAAGTCAGCGTTCTTCGATGCCAATGGCCAGTTCGTTGGCATGGAGCAAACGGCCCAGATGTTGCAGACAGCATTGGCGGGCCTAAGCGACGAACAAAAGAACGCCACACTCACAACTATCTTTGGCTCCGATGCTGCGCGTGCAGCCATCGCACTTGCTAACGCAGGCGCTGCAGGCTACAACGATATGGCAGCAGCGATGTCCAAGGTTGGAAGCGCTGCAGATCAGGCAGGCAAGAAACAGCAGGGCCTAGCCTTTGCGCAGGAGCAGTTCGCAGGGTCAATCGAGACGCTGCAGATCGTGCTTGGCACACTCCTCTTGCCTATCTTGACCGACCTGTTCAACAACGTACTGACGCCGGGCGTTAACGCGATCATGTCGATCGTGCAGTCGTTCCAGGCAGCGTCAGGCGAAGGCAAGGGCTTCGGCGAGACACTGATGACGATGTTCCCGGTGCTGGAACAGTTCGCTCCTGTGTTCGAAGCAGCCCGTGCAATCGTCGAACAGGTGATGTGGGCAATGAGTACCTACATCCAAGCCGCTGTTGCACAGATCCAGATCTTCTTAAGCGAACACGGTGATGAGATACAAGCGATCTTCCAGGAGGTGTGGAAGACGATTGGTATGGTCGTTGAGACCGCCATCGCGATCATCACCAATGTCGTCGTGCCAGGCATTGCCCGTATCGCATCCTTCATCAACGAGAACAGCGAAACGATACAAGCGATTTGGACAGCCGTGTGGACAGTGATCTCGACGGTTGTTAAGGTCGCTATTGGTATCATACAGACTGTGCTGAAGGTCGTCATGTCGCTCATCACTGGGCAGCTTGACACCGACTTGGTTAACATACTTGAGCTGTTCGAGAAGATATGGCAGGACATCCAAACCGCAGTCCGCGATACACTTAACAGCATCATTCGCACGATCAACAACAAGGTCACCGAGATCGCGAATGCGTTGCGCACCGGCCTGACAAACGCTTACAACGCCGCTGTGCAAACGTTGACTGACTGGATCAAGATCGGCGAGGGCATTATCGACTCGATCGTAACGGGTCTACGCAACGCTGCCGAGCTATTGGTCAACACACTGCGCAACGCAATCCTGTCGGCGTTCAATGCTGCGCTTAGTATCTTCCCCGGCCCCATTCAAGAAGCACTGCGATCGTTCTTGGGGATACCTGCAACGACAACCATGTCAGGCTTTGCGGGCAGCAGTACTACCTCGAACGTAAGCAACTTCAGCACAGCGTACAACCTTAACGTAACGTCGATGCAGTCCACTGGTACTGTGACGACTGACTTTAACCTAATGCGCGCACTGGCATCACCATGACACGGCAAAGAACATTCCGCAACCCGGTTACGCAACCGCAGCATGTGCTCGAGGACGTCGAGATCCAGATCGTTGTGCCGACGCCAGGCACTAATGTCTGTACAAACCCTTCGTTCGAAGAGGGCACGGTTGGATGGACAAACACTGGCGGCACAGTCACACGCCAGACTGACAGGGCTTTTTACGGCATCGCGTGCGGTCGTATACAATCCGACAGCGGCGGCAACGGCGGCTCGTACTTCAACACTTCGTGGTCTGGCGCGACAGTGTGCACAGTCTCTTTTGCGTACCAACAGCAGAGCGGGGATGCGTTTGGCGCTCGCGTTGAAGTATCGTTTCGCGACGGTAGCAACAACATCGTTGGTATCTACGTTCGCAACTTGCGCCGCGGCAACACCACGAAGTGGCATCAGTTTGCCGCGACCTTTCAACCTCCGTCGACTGCGACGCAAGTGCGCCTGACGATTACAGGCGCAGGAGGCGGTACGCAGACGACAGTGTGGCTTGATGGTGTGCAAATCGAGCCGCTGCCCTACGCTACCACATTCATCGATGGCACACAACAAGGCTGCACATGGACTGGCGTAGCTCATCGATCTGTGTCCACACGTTCAGCGACTACGCGAGCTGGTGGCAGACCCATGTCGCTCAAACAGTTTGGCTTGACTGTCACAGCCCTGATAGGGTTCGCAGCAGCCCCTACAAGCCCGATTGTCGTACCTTACGCACAGATCGGCGGCGCCGACTATCAGCAATCGCTAACGCCAATGCGGACGCTAACGATCGCAGGTGTTTGGGAACATATCTCGCGCGCGCAGTTGATTAACGACCGACGGGCCCTGCACAGCGCTGTGCGGCCTGAAGCGACGGTTCCACAGCAGCCGGTGCGTATGTTCATTCGGCGTCGCGCTGAGCACGACATCGACCAAGCAGACGCAATCGTTGTCGACGCAGTGTACGCCGGCGGACTTGAAGGCAATCAAACGACCGACTTCGGCATCGAGACTGCCGCGATGACGTTCAACGTGTACTTGCCGTACGCGGCTCTCGGAACGTCTTTGGGCACAACGACACAGGCGCTTGCTGGTACAACGACGCAAACGCTGAACTACTTCTTCGCGCGCGACTATCGTGACGGGAGTGTGCTACCCAATCCTGCAGCGAACCCAGGCGGTGTGATTAATGTCGTACACGTCACGTGGGAAGGTCGCATCCTGGTGGGCGGCACGTTCGGCATTCGCGAGTTCGATCCAGTCACGAGTACGTTCATTACTGTCGATGACGGCGGCGGTGCGTTCGTACCCGCAAACGTAACAGCCATCTCTACTCTCAACATGGGCGGCGGTACGACACTGATAATGGTCGGGCAGGCAACGTCGCCGTACCTTGGATACAACGACAGCTGGCTGCCGAGCATAGGGCAGAAGGGCAACTTTAGTTCGTTCTACGTTAACGGGCCAGTGTATGCCTTGAAGTTCGAGCCCAGCACATACCTGATGTGGATCGGCGGCAACTTCACCGCAATAGGTAACACGGTCGGCACAGCCATCTCGTCACGCAACATTATCTACTACGACTGGAACCCTTCGCATGGCGGTGCGTGGGGACCTTCGATCGCGTCATCAATGTCAGGTCAAGTGGGCGTTATCGAGACGGCGCCAGGCTGGCCTGTTTTCATTGGGGCAGGTCAAACGGGCTCTGCAATCAGTGCTGTCAACAGTGTAACGACTTTAGGGCTGGCGCAATACACGATAGGCGTTGGATGGCAAGCTGTAGGCGGGGGCGTACAAGGCGGCGGCGGCTTTGTCGTCGACATGGAGTTCGGTGCTGACGGTGCGTTGTATGTTGGCGGCATCTTTACGACTGCGGCAGGCACTTCAATACCTGTTAGTCACCTGGCGAAGTGGAATGGTTTCACGTGGTCGCCTGTAGGCTCAGGTGTAAGTGCGCAAGGCGTCGGCGCACTGAAACGGATTCCAGAGGGCATGCTAGTCGCTGGCAACTTTAACACAGCAGGCGGCAAAGCGGTTGGCGGCACGGCGCTGTGGACTGGATCGACGTTTCTCCGCTACGACATCGAGACGTACCCAACAGCGCAGGGCATCTTTACCCTTGACTACAGTGCACCATATCTCGTTGGCGGTGGTAACTTCACAACCAACTTGTTGATACCGGGAACGACGACGGTCAACGTGCCAGGCAACGAAGTCGCATTCCCTCGCGTTACTTTCACAGCCGCGAACGCCAACGGCAGCATTACGTCACTACGCAATTGGGCGACGGGCCAAGTGTTGTACTTCGATCTGGTTACTGTGCCCAACGAAGTGCTGACGCTACAGACGGGTGCATCGTTCGAGTTCACAAGCAACTTGCGAGGCGACCTAAGGGCAGTGCTGTACGGCAGCGACCCGCGAGCGTTTAGATTGAACCCAGGTGACAACCGTATTCAGTTGACTGCACTCAACGTAACGACGACGCTCGAGCGCTTCTCGTACCACACAACCATTGACATGCCATGACGAACTACTACCACGTACGAGTGTACAACCACGCAGGTACGTTACTGTGCCGATTGGACAAGTTCAGTCGCCTTGAGTACGTGCTCAACGAAAAGGAACCAGGCGCGCTTACGTTGGTATACGCAGCGCCCGAACCTACGGGTCTTCCTGTGACGATGTGGCAAGACGGTTTCCAGCTTGAGGTGTGGAGATCAGTTGACGGCGCGGCACCTTATCTCGAAGGGTCAGGCGGCGAAGGAGCTGTGTGGAACGTAATCGGGTTCCAGCAGGAAGTGAACAACCAACACCAGAACCTGATCACAGTCAGATGCGCCGACAGCAAAGAGCTGTTACGCAGACGCATCATCAACTACAGGCAAGGGTCAGTACGAGCTGAAACAGCGGGCGAGTATGGCAACATCATGTTCGCACACGTCCGCGGAGCATTCGACACACAAGCATCCGACGGTACAGTCGAGGGGCCGAAAGACTTGCGAACGGTCTCTGCGATGCAATACCTGCAGACGGCCCCCGAGCTAGTGTTAACGACGCAGAAGAAGGCGGCGTGGATGAACCTGCTGGATGTGCTCAGCGACTTAGTTGACGACTACAGCATTAACCCGGCTGGCGGCTTTGGCGCGAACAACTGGATGGGCTACGACGTCATCCGAAACGGTGCTCCGCCGAACGTGGCATTCAAGGTGTACTACGATCTTCGCGGCACCAACCACGGAGCAGCTGCCGGCGTCAATGCGATCGTGTTCGATTGGGATCGTGGTGAACTAACAGTGCCTAAGATCGAGTACGACTATTCGGCGTATGCAAACTATGTTCGAGTGGGCGGAGAGGGTGAAGGTGCGGCACAGACAATAGCCGCGTTACAGGCCAACATTGAAGAACTACGGCGAGGCGGTCCATTCGGCAGACGAGAGATCTACGTCACTGGCGAGGGCACAAACACAAGCTTCTTAGTCACTGAGGGGTATCGTGCGCTTGTTAACAACCGTCCGTTCACACGCGTCTCGGCTCGCCTTGCCTCGATCCCCGACAAGCGCTATGGCTTACATTGGAATCATGGCGACATCGTTCGTATACGTATGTTCGGGTACGAAGCGGACTGTCGCGTTACACAGGTGCACGTCACGGTGTCGGAGACAGGCGAGGACGTCGAAGCAACTGTTACATCCACGAGGCCTTGGTATGAGTAGCGACTCTTTGGTTCGACGTGTGGCACAGTTGGAAGCGGAAGTTCGACGCTTGCGCAGCCGAGACTTCGTTGGCGTAATGTTCTTGGACACTGTCATTGCCAACAACACAGCTGTGGAACTGTTCCCCACAACTGCGACAGATGGCACACTCGCAGGGTTGCTGTACGTGTATAACGCAAGCGACGGCGACCACGGACTGTACTTCTTTCAGCCAGCAGCCGGCTCAATCGCCGTAATCAGTCATGGCGCAACGTTCAGCACGACATCAGGCACTGCATCGCGTACCAACTTGTATGTGAACGCGAACAAGAAGTTGTTTCTGCAGAACCTACGTGGCGGCAATCGTACGTATCGCGTACGCGTGATCCCAACCAACCCAAACTTCGCATGAAGACACTACACGAGTTAGCGCTTAAGTACGGCACAGACAAAGGGCCAGATGGGCACAACTACACCGAGGTCTACGATCGCCTGCTGTCGCCACTGCGCAACAAGCAGATCACGCTAGTCGAACTGGGCGTGTGGGAAGGCGCATCGTTGGCAATGTGGCGCGAGTACTTCCCTAAGGCAACTGTGATCGGGATCGACTTGAACGGGGATCACTACGTTCGGCGCGTCGGCAACACTACGTTTATCGAAGCCGATGTCTCCGAGCCAGTAGAGGGTGTGCCTGACTTTGTCGACGTTGTGATTGACGATGCGAGTCACCAAGAGGAACAACAGAAGGCAACGCTGAACTGGTTGTTGCCGCGAACTCGACAGTGGTACTTTGTCGAGGACTTGCACACCCTGTGGTGGCCGCAGACTAGTAAGCACGGAGCGTTCGATCGCATCTATCGACCGTTGCTTGACTTAACGATAGGAGGCGGCGCAACTAGATGGACCGCCCCCTTCACGATGCACTTCTATCCGTCACTCGTTGCGATTAAGATTTCGCGCCCCAGCGACTGACGATGTCGCAGTCAGCCTTCCATGCGACTTCAGGACACACCACCGTGCCGACTGCGACCATCGTGTCAGTCACCACTTGTGCGGTTGCTTCGGCTGCTTCTTCTGGCACCTCGACAATGATCGAGTCATGCACCAGCAGCACAACCTTGTAGCCGGCATTGATTAGCTTCGTTGCTGCGATGGCAGTGATGTCGCTAGCGAGCCCCTGAATCACTGAGTTGATCGATGCCTTACGAACCTCGTCCAGGTTTATGCGATCGATGACAGGGAACCGACGTCGCCGCCCAGTGCGCGACTGAACATAGCCGTGTGCGCGGGCAGCCCTGAACTGTTCTTCCTTCCACTGCTTCACGCGCGGCATGCTGTTGTTGAACTTGCGCACTACTTCACGCGCAATGTCTAGCGGCAGGCCTGCTGTCTCGGCGAACGAGTACTCGCTGCCGCCGTACGCGACGCTGAAGTTCAACATCTTGGCCTGGATGCGTTGCTCCTTTGTCCAGTTGTCGCCCCAGATCGCCTTCGCCACTTCGGTGTGCAGATCCCGCTTCTCGTGATACACACCCAGCAGGAACTCATCTCCTGACAGCGCACCGAGCACCCGCAACTCTGCTTGCGAGTAGTCAGCGACTACAAGCTTCGTCCCTGGCGGCGCCCAGAACGCGTTGCGGATTAGCTTGCCGTATGCGTCTGTGCTTTCACGCGGTATCGTTTGCAATGCAGGATCGCGAACCGATAGCCGGCCAGTCTCAGTGCCGTGTACCTGAAACGTTGCATGCACACGTCCATTCGAATCGACGCGGTCCGACAAGTTATCAAGGTAGCTGGTCTTAATCTTCATGACACGCCTGTACTGCGCAATTAGCGCGATTATAGGGTGTGTTCCTTTGAGCTGTGCCAACGCTTCCTTGCTTGTCGCTCTTGGGTTGATGTCCTTGCCTTTGGGATTCGGCAGCTTCAGTTGGTCGTACAGCACCTTGGCCATCTGTGCTGGGCTGTTCAGGTTAAGCTCGGGTGCTCCTGCCAGTTCTCTGATCTGCGTCTCCAGTTCGGCCATCTCGCGCTCGAGCTTGTCGGTCGCCTCTTTCAAGTACTTAACGTCGACGGCCATGCCATTCAACTCGACCTCTGTCAGTGCTTGCGCCAGTGGCATCAGCAAACTGCGATACGGTTCATCCCACAGGTACTGCTGAATGAGCTGTGCCTTGAACAGGTGAAACAGTCGCCACGTCACGCACACGTCGATCGCGGCATACTTGCTCAGCTCGTCGAACGGTACCTTGCTGTACTGATCGTTGCGACTGCGAAGGTACTTCTGCACATGCTCCTCTTCGTAGTCATCGATGCCCAAGTACGTCTTCGACAGTTGCTTCAAGCCGTGTGTGCCTGGCTGCTCGTTCAACGCGTAGTGCATCAGCATCGTGTCGTGGTCGACGCGTGCCTTCACCTGCGTTTGCCCCCGTAGAAAAACAACGTCGAACTTGCTGTTGTGGCCGACCATCTCGTGCGCGTGGAACAGTTCGTTGATTAACGATGCCGCGCCTGGAATGTCGTACAGCAGGCCGTCGCAGATGATCGCTGCATCGCGTTCACTCCATGCCAGTGCCAACATCAAGATGGGATCGGCAAGTTCGGTTGGCGTATCGAACCATCGCAGCTGGTCTGTCTCGATGTCGAACGCGATCGTGTACTTCGCGATGCTCAACTCGTCGACAAGTGACTGCAGCTCCGCTCGCGTTCGAATGATCCTGATGTTCGGTTCAGGCACGACGCCATCTTGGTTGCCGCTAATCGCCCGACGGATGTCAGTGCTCAGCGTCTCCATCTCGCTTTGCTTACGCAGCACGTAGGCAGGATGCCAAGTAGTCATCATCGGTCGATCGTTCTGCACACGAGTCCACAGCCCACGTCGCTTGCCGATCTTCTCGCCTGTCGTCTTCAGTGCGTCGGCAGCTGTTGCCCCTACTGCCAAGATCGTTCCGCCCGCTTCCATTAGATCGTAGGTGAAGCGAGCCCTGCACGCCTGCTTTTCGTCGTCGGTAGGTTCACGATTGTTCGGCGGCCTGCATGCCACAACGTTGACGTAGGATGCCTGCGCTGTAGGATCGACACCGTGCTTGGCAATCAGAGCCCGCAGTACCTTGCCACTGGGCCCAACAAAGGGTGTGCCATGCTGGGCCTCTTCTGCGCCAGGCGCTTCGCCAACGACGACAAGCTTACTTGTCTCGATGATCGCGCTAGGCACGAAAGGCTGTGAGCACAGTGTGCACTCCTTGCATCGCGCTAGTGGGTGTTTGTTAACGTCCGCCATTGCACCACCTCAGTAGTATGTGTATGTTGTTCGTGACTAGTTCTCGGTTCGGCCGTGCGCCAATGTCAAAGCGCTCGACCGGCTTGTCTGCCCACACTGCGTGACCTGTCTGTGCATACGAACATGCAACCGCAGTCGAGATACCCCGCACCATGCCAGTGCGTTCTAGTTGCTGTATCTCTCTTTGCGGATGGTTGTGAATGCCAAACAGGTGAACGCACTTGCCGTGTAACAGATTGTCTTCCTTAATGCGCTCGATGATCCTTGCGCGCCCGATGTCTTCGTAGTAGGCTGGAATGCCCACAGCGACAACTGCCCTGCTGAACATTGCGACTAACGCGTACATGCAATCGAACCATTCATCGATAGTAGCGCCCTGCGGCACAGCCATTACGCGGGTGTGCCTAGCCACGAGCTGTGCTTCATCGCTAGTCGCCAGTCGTAGCGTTGCATTGATGTCGCGAGGTACGCTCGGCAACACGAACTCGTCTATCTCGCGTTCATAGATCGACAGCGCCTTCGTTATGTCGCCTGGCCGCATCTGCGAACCTGCGAGACCAACGTTGGCGATGATGTAGTGTCCGCGATGCTGCATGCGCTGGTAGATAGTTGTGTACCAAGGTTCCTTCATCAGCACGCGCTGCAAGTCGAGCTCCTGGTAGCCCATGCGGAGCGTGTTCAACAGCTTCAGGTGAGCTGTGGGCATTACCAATGCCAGTTTCATCAGTGGCAGAACTTCATGGCTGTCGCAACGTTCTCCACAGCCAACTTGTGATCGAATGCCTTGCCCCACTCGTACGAGACATGGATGCCGTTGTGGCCGACCAAGTGTACGCCGCGCTGTGCCAACGCAAACGGTAGCGCGCTATCAATGCCGCGAATGAATGGCCGCATGTTCCACGCTCGCACGTTCTCGAGCTCAGCGTACAGATCGCCCCACACACCGAACATGTGCACGTTGTACTTCGCATGCCCGCCCCGTTCGATCACATGTGCCAATGCCTGCGCGCGACCTTGTGGGAAGCGTTCGAGATGCTTCGGGATGCCGACAGTCGCAAACGAGATCAACACATCGAGCTCGTCGTAGCAGGCACACCACTCTTCGATCGTATCGCCTTGTGGAATGACACAGCGCATTGCCGGCGGGATCGCGTTCAGCACTCTGTCGTCCAGCATCAGTGCCAGCGTTGCTTCTTTGTCGCGCAGTACGTCAGGTAGCACAACCTCATCGGCGCTGACTTTGTTCGCCGCCGATATCAGATCGGTAGTGTCGAGTCGTTGCCCTTCAGCCGCGCCGTTGTCCAGTATGATGAAGTGCCCGCGCCTTGCCAGCCCTGCGTACGCTATGCGATAGTGATCGTCGCGCAACACTGCCGGTGCCAAACACATGTGGTACGCGCAATGTGTTTCGCGAACGACAGCTGCCAGTGCGTCGACGTCATGTGTGATGGGGGCATACTTCATAGCGCGTTCCTCTTGATCAGTTCAAAGAACTCGTCGCGTGCAGCCGGGCTAGATAGGAACACACCCTTTGGCAGCGACGTTCGCATCATGCCATTGTGCGCTTCGACGCCGCGACATGACATGCACGTATGGCGCGCTTCCACAACGACCATTACGCCATGCGCGTCCAGTCGATGCTTCATCTCGTTGGCGATCTGGGCTGTCAGCTGTTCCTGCACCTGCGGCCGCTTCGCAAGCCACTTGACGAGTCGCGGGATCTTGCTCAGGCCGACTTGCAGCTTGGCGGGAATGTACGCGACATGTGCGTAGCCATAGAACGGCAATAGGTGGTGTGCACACAAGCTGCTGAACTCGATATGGTCACACACGATCATCTGCGGGTCGGTACATTCGAAGGTCGTGAACTTGAATGGGATCTCGTGTTCAGGTGCGAACTCTTGCCACATCTCGAACACGCGGCGAGCTGTCTGTGCTGCGCCATCATCGAACGCTTCGACGCCAAAGATATCTGTCAACATGTCGGCGAGTCGCGCCACATCTTCAATGGGTTTCATTGTCTCCTCAATGCGCTTTGTTAGCGGGTTGAATGTCTTCTTACTTGCCACTTGCTGCCCCCAACAGTGCAACGGTAGTACTGAACAGCACGCAGTTGCACACCAATGACGCTGCCAGGATAACGAGAACGAGTTGCCCCACAGTTCGCGCTTGCGTCCTGGCCTGCGCGTCGCGTGCTGTTGGTTGTGGAGACTGAACGCCTTGTGGTGCCATTACCGCACCCCCAACGTGTACTGAAGTCGCGTCCCGAACCGAGTTGGCAGGCGATGACCGAACAGTCGTTCGAACGCCAACGTCATCGCGAACGCCTTTGTCTGCGACTCCTTGCTTGGCGGACATCCTTCAGGCATGAACACGAACGAAGGTTCGTTGCCGTGATTGGCCATCCACTCCGCTGTCTTGATCGCCGTGCCCAGTTCGAACTTGTCGTCGACGACCCACTTCACTTCGCTGACTTGCGTCTTGAACTCTTCAGGCGCATCGAAGCCCAAGTTCTCTTTCGGCGACCACGTGATCCACTGCGGGCGTTCCTTGCCCTTGAAGTCGCTGGCACCGCTGGTCTCGATCGCGATGTAGCGCAAGTCGCGTTCGCGGATCGCTTTGATCAGCGGATCGAGATTGAACAGGATCGGTTCGCCGCCAGTAATGATGACGTGCGTCGTGTCGATCAAGTCAACGATGTCATCGACGACCATGCGCTTGCCGTTGCGATTCGGCTTCCAACCAGCAACCGGCAAGCGTGGTTGGTAGTAGTCCAACAGCAGCTGTGTTTGCGCCATCGGAACCATGATCTGCTCGCTGAGCACGGCTGGCGACTCATCGATGTAAGGTTCGATGCCTTGCTTGCGAAGCAGAGTCAGCATCACTTCGCGCAGTTCGCCGCTCGCCGCAAACGACACGGCTGCTTCGGGCCGTGCGGGCCACCAGATCGCGGCGCGATCGATCACACCTGCTACGAAGCCTCGTTGCGTATCGTAGTTGTCGTCTGGCCAGTCGCTCTGCGGTCTGCCATGCTGCATCGCGTACTCGCGTTCCAGATCGGCAATCTGCGGCTGCGCGGACATGAACGGCAAGTGTCGGCCTGCTTGCAGCCAGCCACGCATGTAGTGTTCGGTGATCGAACCTGGTCCCCAAGTGCGAACACTGTCACACCACTTGCAGCCGACTGGGCAGCCCTGCAAACGAATGAACGTCGAAGGCACACCCACCCAGTAACCTTCGCCCTGCACGCTTGTAAAGATTTCATTTACCTGGTACGATGTCATAGCTATCTCCTGTAGGCACTACTCCACGTAGTGCGTTCTCTATGTCCGCTTCAGTAATCGGCACCATGTCGCTGTTGTAGTTTGCAACTGTCGGTGGCGGCTGAGTAGTAATGTCGTCCAGCACTAATGTTGCGTAGCCGGCAATGTCGCGCCAATGCTCTGGGTCGTTAGGCGACGACAGCGCGCGAATCAGTTTGCCAAGGATCTGCACCCAGTTGTGCGTGTATGGCGTGCGCTGCAGCACCGACAAGTTCAATGTGCTGATGATCTGGCCGACAATCTTCCACGTAGGCCCTACCTGTTCGTACTGCCTGCCACGTTGTTCAAGTGTTCGGCGTACATCATCCATTGTCGACCTCCGGGATGAAGACCGCCCATGTCTTTGGCGTCTCGCTGACAGCCACGCTGTAGAGACCTGGGCACTTACCGCTCTCGGCGATCCAGTGGTAGAAGTACGTCGCCAAATTCTCTGCCGTCGTCAACCGCGATGCTCCATATGGCGGCAGGTCGAAGAGGCGCTGCATGACCTCGTTCAGGTGCTGGTGATCGAACACTTCATCGATGTACCGTTTGAAGAAGTCCAAGTCGCGGTAGTCCTGTACGAAGCCGTTCGCGTCTGGTGTACCGCGTAGCGTTACGCGAACGATATAGTTGTGGCCATGCAATCGCTTACATGGATGGTCGTCACGTTCGAGATGCCCCAACTGGTGGCTGGCACTGAACGTGAACTCTTTGCTGATCTCATGCATGATGTTCACCCCTATAGTAGGGATCGTAGAATGTGAACTTGCGTACTGGCGTAAGCACAGCCGCTTGTGTGACCGAGAACACTTCGCCTTGCGGGATCAGTACTGACTTCTCGGTAGGTTCAGAACTGAAGAGCAGCATCTTCGGGGTGTGCTTCCGATAGATCTCGACATGGATTGGTGACATGACTCGCCACAGATAGATGCCGCCATCTTGCTTGTCGTACAGCCAGCAAGCGAACTGTCCCTGGCACGCTGACGCCGTAGTCACAATGGCATCGACGACGCTGTCACCCTCGGCGATGAAGTGAACGATGCCTGCCAGGATTGCAACGCTGTCGATGTCGGGCAAGTTCTCGAAGAAACCCCACTCGGCGAACAGGTCATCGCTGTTGTGCAGGATACCGTTGTGCGCCAACAGGAAGCGATCTGTCTCGAACGGGTGTGTGCGCTCGAGTGTAACGTCGTCGCCATTGGTCGGCGCCAGCGTGTGCCCGAGATAGAAGTCCACACCGATCGGCAGATCCACATCGTACTCGCGGCTAGCGAAGTTGCCAGTGCCACGTTGGAACGAGAGTGTGCTCGTCCTGTTGCCCGCTACCAAACCGAAGCCGCGACCGCCACGCTTTGAGTTCAACTCCCCAAGTTCCAGGAAGCGTTGCATGTGCGCCGCTCGCAGCTTACGCGAACCCCCGATCACTCCGAAGATGCCACACATTACTTGGTACTCCAGTCGATCTCGATTTCGTAAGGAACGGGATCGACGACTTCAATCGCCTTGAACGCCGCGATGCGTTCGGCACAGGTTGCACACACGCCGCATGCCTTCCCGCCGCCCTTGTAACAAGACCAGGTCCTGCTGTAGTCGACGCCCAGCTTTATGCCGAGTTCGAGTTCAGCTGCCTTGGTGTAGTTGACGAACGGTGCCGAGACCCACACTTGGTTCTTGCGATTCAATGCATGCACACCGTTGATCGCCTTTGCCCACTGCGGCGTCGTATCCCAGTAGCCGTACAAGTCGTGCCGCTGGATTCCGATGTAGACCGTATCGCAATTGTTGTTCTCGGCGAACGCAGTCGCGATCTCCACGAACAGTGTGTTGCGATTCGGCACGTACGTCACTGGCTGTGGGTCGCCCATCACAGCTTCAACGTCTGGGATGCTTGTGCCCTGCAGCAGCGCGCTGGTGCTGAACAGCTGCTGTGCCAGGTGCTTCAGATCGATGACCTGGTGAGGCACGCCCAGAAGCTCGCACTGGTACTTCGCGCATTCGATTTCGCGTACGAGTGTCTGCCCGTAGTCGAACGTCAATGCGAATATCGGTTGGTCATTCAGCCGCAGTCGCTTGACAACGTAGTGCAGTAGCGTAGTGCTATCGAGCCCGCCACTGATCACTACCACAGATCCCTTTTGATCAGCCATTGTTCCCTCGAGTAAAGAATGCCCACAGCAGGCCCACGCTCGGCACAACGCCCAACAACGCGACCACAACTGCTATGGCCCAAAACAAGGCGTCGCCTGTTGCCTTGCCGACCAATGCCGTAACGATCGAGACACCGAAGCACGCTGCGGCTAACAGCGCCATTGCCACTGCGAACCCAGGTGCGTTGGCTGCGTTCTCTTCGGCCGCGAGTTGTGCCCGTTCCTCAGGCGATAGCTTTGCGAGCATCTCTTCGCGTGTCATACCTCCATTTCGATCCATGTTCCTCCTAATACGTAATGCTAATTTGGCTTGCGTCGATCTGCGACACGATGTCTAGTCCTGCGTCGCATGCTCGTTGCAAGTTAATCCCGTACATCATTGCCCCGTTCATTGCCTTGGTGCCGGCGAAGTAGTCTGTCTCGGCTACCTGGTTTCGGATTGCGGCAAGTTCAAGTGCAGCCTTCCGTGCGCGTTGTCGTACTGCAGCCCACCATGCGTGTGCAGGTGTCAGCTGAACGAACAACACTTTGCCGTCATCGCCTAACGCCCACTTGAACGGAGCCAACTGTGGACGCCGTGCGACTTCGTTGACCACTGCTTCCACAAAGTCGTCTGCTGCAATGCGGCTACGGCCTACGTCAAGGTTGCACACCGCCCTGATGCTTCGCGTTAGTACGTCGGCTGGCGGCAATGCACACTGCAAAGCGTTGCACCACACTATCATGCCGAAGTACGTCACGATGTGGTTGTTGCGAACGCGGTCTGGGATAGAGACTGTGAACTCTTTCTGCACAGCCTCTGTCGCTTCGGCTAGCCAAGTGTCTGCTAGACCTGTGGCGATTGCCCTGACAGCGTACTGCGTAATCCACCCGCCAAAGCCCTTCGGAAGTTTGTCGCGCAAACTGTTCCAGGTGGTGTGCCCCAACGTTCGTTCTGCAACGACTGCCGGGCGCAGTAGCGCGACTACCAATCGTTGCTGTGTTGCCGGATCTGTGATCAGGTCTTCGCCGTCGACCACCATTGGCGCACTGAGCGGATAGTCGACTGTCGTTTGGTCAGGACGACCACGCGGGTCGTGACCTGTATCGTATGCCAATCGAATGTAGCGCTCGAAGCCTGTCGACGTCTCGTACCTGAACTCGCTGAAGTTCACAGGCGTTGCATTGCTTGCGCCCAACAGCGACAGTGCTACGAACCGAGTTGTGCCTGCGTCGTATGCCTTTGCCGTCGACTGCCCGAACAACGGCATCATCATCTTAGTGACTAGCGTTGACTTGCCGCTGCCGCGTGTGCCGGTAACGTTCAGTGTCGGGAATCTTCGATTGCGTTGCTCCAGCCAAGGCTTGAACAGTGACGATGTGAACCACCCTGTTAGCACCCAAAACACTTCTGGGTCGTTAACGTTCGGCAGCTGCATCGTTAGCATCTTAACCTGGTCTGGTGTCGGCGGCGTGATCGTCAGATCGAGTTCAGGGTGCTCGCGCTTGCTCGGCAACCAGTGCAGTGGCCCTTTGTAATCAGTCCACACATCGGTCGCACTGAGGGTGTGCTTGGTTCCGACAAAGAACGGTTCGCCTTTGATGAAGTGCAAACCCATTTGCGGTGTCGCCAGCACACGCGGTAATCCCTGCGTCTTCAGGCGATCGATCAAGTACGGCAGCAGTGCTCGCAGGTCGTTGTCGTTGCCTAGCCACTGCCACGCTGCGACAGGGCACTCTTTGTCTAGCGCACGTATCTCGGTGAACGACTTGCGGTTGAACGTTATGTTCTCCCACTTGTAGCCATTCGCTTCCACCGATCCGACGAGAGCGTCTTCGGCATTGTTCGCCGATCCGTCTAGCAGCAGCTGCGGTTCGAATGTGAACGTGCTAAGGCGCTTCAGACCTTTGTAGTATCCGTCAGGTCGCTCCTGTATGCTGAACGGTTCAGGGGCCGCAGCAGCTCCTTTTGTTTGTGGCTCCTTGCCAGTAACAGTGAGCTCCTTGGCGTGTTTAGTTGAGAGCGCCTCCCACGTATGCTTGAAGTACTCAGCACCATTATCGTCGCGCAGCTTGTCCCCGATCTTGTGTGCCTTGAAGATGAGTTCACAGGTCTCGTACGAGATACCGTGCTTCCGCATCTCCCGCAGCACAGCCCAGTCGCGCTCGCTGCGTGTCTTGAAACCCCGAGTGTGCCCGGTCTTAATCCTAAATGCCGTGTTCGGATCGAGTTTCGAAACCGCGACAATGTCTTCAACGCGATAGCGAAGCGACCAGTTAGTAGCATATAGCATGACCGAACGTGGGTCGCGCGGATCTTTAAGGTTGACTGTGCCTGGTACACGTAGTAGTCTGTTGCAGTTCCATGTGCTCATGTCCGCGCCATCGACGTCGGCGAGTATGAGCTGGTTGTAGCGTTCGAGAAGCGCAGTGTCGTCTACCGGTTGTGCTAAGAACCAGTACAGGTGCCAGCCGTGACCACTGCGCACGACGGCTGTAGGAGGTAGAACAACAGTGGGCAGCTGTTCGTTGTCAACATCTGCCCACAGTGCAACACTCCCCATTACATCGGCTTTGTTCATGCCCTTGCTACGTCGTAGCGCAGGCGCGAACCAAACCTCCGTGTCTTCTGGGATCCTGTCCGGCGGCTTGCTGTAGAACTCGACGTTCGCTACATGCTTGGTCGCGATCGCCAGCAAGCCCGGCCCGTAACAGAACTGCTGTAGAAACTGCTGCATAGCCGTGATGGAGCTCGCTATGCTTTAGTCCTCGGACAGCAGGTTGTCGACGCCCCCGTCTGGCGTGAACAGCTTCGGCGAGATCTTCTTGATGCGGTTGCGGTCAGGGTAGACTTCGCCGGTCTGCGGATCCTTGTTCACACCCTTCTCGATGTCGACCACGATGCCTGTGCGGATACCCAGCAGCTGTGCCGCGAGGTCGCCGAGTGCAATGTTCAGCTGGCCTGTGACGCCGAGCGCCTTCAGCTGCTGCTTCGTGATGCCCATCTTGTTCGGGTGGAAGCTGATCGAATCGAGCACAGAGCGGTTCTCGACCTTGGCGTCGGTCTCGAACATGGGCTCGATGATCTTCCAGCGCAGTTCGATCTTGGGCTGCCCCGCCTTCGACTTACCGGGCACTGCCGACGCGATCTCGGCATTGTACTTGCCGGCCGGGATCGTTTCGGTAGCATCGGGAATCGAATCGAGGTCAATGGCCAACTCGATCTCGTACGCGCCTGCGGACATATCTTCTTGTGTCATGGTTTGTTTCTCCGGTTTGAATCAGTAGGTTACTTAGTCGCTCCATCACGTTGTAGTGCATCGAGCATCTTGGTGATACTCGGGTCTACCATTACTGGGCCCAGCGTGCCGTACTGGTCTTTCAGCAGCGGCGACTGAATGCTGGGGCGAAACGAAATCGCGCAGTACTGGGGCGTAGGTAGTTTCGAATCTCTGATCACACGGTTCACGTCCGATGGCAGACTAGACGCTGCAGCCATGCGTCCAACTGCGTACGCATAGCCTGCCACCTCGCGAACGGACTGGCCCCACACCAGCGGATTGAAAGTAGTCAGTAGTGTTTGCGGATTGGTCTTGTCACCTTCTTGCGCGGTCAAAATGACGTGCATAGGTAGCGCGTACATCATGCGCGCGAACTTAGTCAGCACAGCCAGACCTCTGCCGAAGTGCGACTGTTCCATTGCCGGTGGAATGTCGACGATGCCGCTCGTACCGGTGCCCTGCACAACCTGAAACACTTCGCGCTGCAGTTCGGTAACGGTGTCGATCGCAATCGTCTTGTAGCCTGGCGTCAGGCCGACTTGCTTGACCAGGTTGTGGTCTGCCGGCATCTTGTTCGCCAGCCACGTGTACAACAGGTTCAGATCGTTGATGCTGGACACTTCGACGACGTCTGGCTTCTTCGCGTAGTCGGTGAAGCTGACTGGGTTGCCTGCGAAGCTAACGATCAGTGCTGGCGAGCTACGTTCGTCGAGTGCTGCGCTGGCGACTGTGCGAGTCTTGTACGACCCGCCAGGCCCGAACAACCACAGCTTCAGGAACTTGGGTGAGGATGTGTCTGCCTTCTTGAACGACATGTCACTCCTCGACCGACAGTGCGTGTGCTTCGTACGTGCGCGGCTGGTAGTCCAGGTTGACGATCAAGTCTTCGTCGGCGCCCAGTTTGTTGGCAGCACACGGTGACTTGTAAAGGCAGCGCTGGCAGTTCCAGTCGGACTCGTTGCGGTAGATGGGGATGTTCGGGTTGACCATGTCGATGGCAACCTGCCACAGCTCCTTCAAGAACGTCTTTTTCTCTTCGGGCGTCTTGACCAGCGGGATGCGTGCGACGTACTGGCGGTCGGCTTCAACCAATGCTTCCAGCGTCTCGCCGTACATGCGCTTGATCCACTTGTCCTGCGCCAGCTTGACTTCCTTCTCGACCAGCTCTTCCGGCTGTTCAATGCCCTCACCGAGAAGCGCACGAGTGTCGCGGGCGATGATGTCGAGGTCGTCTTTGTGGTGCTCGCGAATGCGGTTCAGGTACACGCGTGCAGGGATGTCAGAGGTCTTGGCCTTACTGAGTGTGCCATCCTTCAGCACGTTGGTCTCCGGCATCGCCTTCTTGCGAACGATGTTGAACAGTACACCTGCGACTGGCTGCTTCAGGACGTAGCCGGCTGCAATAGTGTATGCTGTCGCCTGTTCGTGGCGATCGAGGCCGTTGATGTACATGTCGACATTGGCTGTGGACTTGGTCTCCCACACCCACACAGTGTTCGTTGGCTTGTGCTTGACGAGTCCGTCGAAGCGGCCAGAGAACGTGATGTCGGTTCGAGGATTCGTGGGGCTGCGAAGGGGCACGTTGAAGTCGACCTCTGTGGCAATGAACTCCAGTTCGTCGTTGGCGTACTCGCCCTTGTAGTAGGCACACCACTCGAGATAGTTGGACAGCATGGCGCGCACCAGTGCAGCCTGTTCGTTGAACTCGGTCTGCTGGCGCTCCCAGTAGCCGCCTGCCTTCAGCTCGTCACGGCTGTGTGCGATGAAGTTCTCGGCAGTGGCGAACAGATCGCCCTTGCCAGTATGCCATGCTTCGAGAGCCGCATGCAGTGCGCGACCAGTGAAGAACGGGGCATACATACGTCTGGGTTCGAGTCCCTTGCGCAACCGGGAACTGTAGTCCCAAAAGCGCCGGCATTTCTTGAATGCCTGGACGTCACTGATATGGATGTGAAAGTTTGTCATGCGGGGCTCCTATACGTAGTTACCATTTTAATCAGCAAACCTTAAATACGCTTGAAAGAATTTTTAAGGTTTCGTGAGACGCAACAGCTGATGAACTAGCTGCTGTTCGGTTATCTTGCCGGCGCCTGCCTGGATGATCAGGTCATCCGTATCGCTAGTGCACAGCTGCACCACTCGCTTCGCCTGTTGATTAGGTGCTGCAGGTCGATAGATGCGATGTATGGCTTGCTGCATCTGTAGCGATGACCATGTACTGTCGACGAACACAGCAAGGTTTACTCGTGGGAAGTCCAATGATTCGGACATGCTGTCAATGGTGCCGAAGAGAACTTTGTCTGTACCTGCCTTGAAGCCATCGGCAGCGCTCGGTGGCGATCCGCCGACAAGCACAGGGGCATTGTACTTGGCCGCCAATGCTATTGCGGTGTTGCGGAAGCGAGTGAAGATGATCGCTTGCTGATCCAGGTCTTCCATGAACTCATCGATCCACTGTAGCTTACCACTGCCTACCGCGTACTCCAACAGGCTAGGGTCTGTGCCGACCTGCTGCAGGCGTACTGCCTTCGCCAAACCGTTGGGAATCAACATGTCATCGAACACGATGTCGTTCAGGCGATCCATGCGATCGTACAATGCGCGCTGCTGCGGCAACATGTCGACGCGTTCGACGACGATGTCTAGCGGTGGAAGGGTGTCGCTAATGTCTTCGTACGTCTTGTGATAGACAAATTTGGACATTAACTTTGCAAGTGCTTCTCCGTTCTTCGTGCCGACGACCTGCTTACGGCCGGACCAATAGTCTTCGGACACTTCGCAGAACTGGTTAAGGAAGCGGTGGTAGCTGGTGAAGACCTTTGGGTACAGCCACCGGAAGACGTGCCACGCTTCATCGATGCTCTTGTCGAACAGTGTTGCTGTGAGCTCGATCTTGTGGCGGGCATCTAGCGCGATGGCCTTCTTGCTGCGCTGTGCCTTGCGATTGCGAATGCGGTGTGCTTCATCGAGCACGACTGTCGTCCACGTTTGCATCTGCAGCCAGTCGCTACGCAGTAGCATCTCCCAGTGCGTAATGACGATGTCGCCATTCATTACGTCAGGAGTCGGGTTGCTAAGGTCGCAGATGTGGAGGCTGTAGAAGTCGTCCAGGTTGCGGAACGTATCGAGCCACTGATCACGTGCACGCTTTGGGCACACCACCAGATAGCGGCCACGTTTGCCGTTGAGTTCCGCGTCGCGCAAGATGGCACGGGCGCCAATGAGGGTCTTGCCTGTGCCGAACGGTAGCCAGATCAAGCTGTTGCGGCGCAGCGTGAAGTCCACCGCTTCATCTTGGTACCAGCGAGTCAAATACACGTTGGAGGATGGACTTGTTTGGGTGGTCATTTTTGTTGGTCGCTAGCAGCACCCAGTAGCGTGCGTGCTTGTAGGCGTCTTTGCGATGCTCGCTATCTTTGCCGACCATCGCTTCATGTCGCTTCTCGATCGCGACGCTCTTGGTTACGTATGCGGGCTGGTAGAACAGGTTCTTCCTCTTGCCCTTCTCTTCCAGCAGGTACTCCACAGCGCCAATAACTTGGCACGATGGGAAGTCGCTGCCGACCTGGTTCATGGCTTCATGTCGGTACAGCCTGAACTCTTCGATGACATGAATGTCTGCGCCTACGCGGCGTATGTAGTCATACATGTGAAACCGTTCGAGCCATGGGAACTCAACGCTCTCGATGAGCTCGAACTGGTCCCAACCTCTGTCGAGTTGGATGAGGCACAAGCCTGTCGTGCCACCGGGGTCAATCGCTAGTAGTCGCATTGGTTTCAGATTCGAGTGCTGCTTCAATCTCGTCAGCCGCATCTGGTTCGGGCGGGAGGGGCCGGTCCGGGTTTTGGACACTGAACCACTGCTCCGGTGTCGTGCCCGCTGTTCTAGCAAAGAATGCACGTGGATCGAACTCCTTGCCTTCAGCTGCAGACGCTGCGTGTGCTTGCTGCCACGCCCAAGCGCGCCGCTTACTGAAGTGATATGCCGACTGTGTCAGGATGCCCCTTGAGTTCAGGAACTCGTTGGCTTCCCGCAACAGCATCGGGGGAATGTAGATAACATACGGTTTACCTTGTGGCACGTACTCGTCGTCTGGTGCACTCGGTCGCGGCGTGTTGTGGTACGTTGCAACTTCGTACGGCGTCTCGACTGTCCTAGGCTTGCGTACTTGCGCAGCGGGCGTACGATTGGCACGCCGCCCAATGTAGTCGTCGAGATCACTCGCTTCAACGGTCCACCGGTTGTCTGCGTCTTTGGTTGCCTTGATATCGCCGGCCATGCAAAGCTTACGCACTCGCATCTCGCCGATCTCAATGCCCTTGCCGTAAAGGTAGTTCGCTGCTTGTGCAATATTCATGCGGCCTTATTATACGGAAGCAACTGATTTGCATCTGAGCGAAAACTTATACCTTCCTTAATGACACCCGCTTCTTCTACTTCTTCTACTGCTGCTTTCGCTAGGGATTTGAGCGGCCAGAAGAAGCAGAAGCAACAGAGTTGTAGATGAGCGCCATGGTTGCGGACAGCCTCTTGCCCGACAAGCTGCGGCCTACAAGCGCGCGGGTCATCTCCATCACACCCCATGTAGGGTTCTGTTGCATTAGCAGGCGCGCGGCTTCAGTCCACTCTTCGATGAGCATGCGTTCGGCCTTGGCGCGGGCTGTGTCGACCCGCTTAATGACCGACATGCCTGCATAGCCGCTGCGGCCGTCGGTCAGCTTTAGTGCTAGCTGGTTGCCGCTAATCTCGTACGAATCCCGCAGCAATTCGTACACGCGCTGTGTGTCGGCGTCCGGGCTGTACTCGACTATCTCTTGCGACACGACAGTTGAAGGCAGCGATGCGTCGGTAGAAGTGGGTGTGCTGTCGACGATAATGTCGTCGCGCTCGGGCAAGAGATCGAACACCGGTGCGTCGAACCGTATAATGCGGCCTGCAGCAACTGCAACGAACGAGCCCCTGCCTGGCAAGCCCTCTGCGCCGCTATCTTTTACGCCCGCTGCCACCACTGCTTCCTGTTTGGACATCATGCGACCGACTAAGCGCAAGGGAATGTTGGCCTTCAAGATACTGCTCACAGCCTGTGCTGTCGGGTACTGCGTCGCCATGATTAGATGTACGCACACCTCCCTGCCTCTTGCGGCGATGCGTTGCACAGCGCTTAGGAAGACATCGCCTCCCGTCTTGATGCAGTCGGTTAGCTCATCGACTACGATCACGATGCGAGGTTCGTTGACCCGGCCTGCAACGCGTTGCTCCATTGCTGCGACGCAACGGTGAAGCACAGCCGTCATGTCCTTTGTATCGACGCACGGGGGTGCGAGTAGATGTGGTGCTATGACTCGCATGAACGACGTAGGGTCGCGGCGCTTGGGATCCAGCAGCACAATGCCTACCTGGGAGGGTCGAACGTTGTAGCACAGGCTGCCTACCATACAGTGCAGCAGATTAGTCTTGCCGCTGCCTGTTGTACCGAAGATGCCGACGTGCGCTACGTCTGGCGATGAGAGGTCGGCGTAGATGTTGTTGCCTTCCTCCGACTGGCCTAGTACGAACGTAGGCTTGGTAGGCAGGTCGCGCGACAGCAAGTCAGTCAGCTTTAGCGTCCGCCGTTCTGCCAGTGGTACTTGGATTGCGACATAGCCCCTGGCAGCAGCGATGCGAATGTTGCGGATGCCAATGGCGACAGAGATGTTGCCTGCCTGGCGCGAGATGGCGTTGATGTCCACACCCCTTCCAGGCACACACATCAGTTCTATAAACGAAGGAAGCTCGCGAGTTCCCTGTATGTTGACGGGGATCTCGCGAGCGTCGAATACGTCTTGAACGATGTCGCACAGCTCTTCTTTGCGTCGCGCGTCCATTACCAACCTTCCTGCACTCCGTTGTCGTCATTGCTTCCGATGACGTAGTGCTGTCGCTTAACGGGCGGCGCGATCATGCGCTGCTGATGCGGGTTCACCACTTGTCCATCCCACTGCTGTGGCGGGGGAGAGACTTGCGGGTAGTAGCTGGGCGGCGGCATCGGCATCTCGCGGCGCTGGTCATGATAGTGTACATTGCGCGGCGTATCGTCACGCTTGCGCATTCCGACAATCATGATAAGAGCCGTCGTAGGTATGGCAACGATGAGACCAATGAACGCACCGCCAAGCAATGCTACTGTTGTCTGGTCTATCTTGACACCTACGAACCCTGCGAGTATCACCGAGAAGAAGATGACACCAGCTGCTGCCGCCTTGTTGATTTTGTCCATATTCACCCCACGTGTATAGAGAACGGGTTATTCGATTGCGGCTTGCAATATATGATACCCAATCGTGTGAGTACTAGCTGAGGATTCGGATGAGAAAACTCTCACGTGCGATTCAGGCTATCTTCAGCTTCGCGGGTGATACTACATCCATGGGCACAACCGAACAACGGGAGTGCGAAGCAAACTCTTTCAATTTCAGGAGAAACACAATCATGTCAGAAACCGTGCAAACCATCAAACGCGAACGCCAGGTCTTCGATGCCAGTGGCAATACCGGTACTCGTGGTGCCGCTTGGTACCTTGATATCGGTGATATGCAGATGTCGCAACTGTTGCGCAAGGGTCGCATCGAGGGCGCCACGAAGTCCGAGAACGGCGAGTGGGTGATCCCGCAGGACGGCCTGGACAAGTACCAGGCGACGAAGGGCCAACCAACCAAGGGCGCGCGCGCAGCTGGTTCTCGCGCTGTGGTGGTTATGGCCACTGCTGAACAGTTCGAGCAGCTGAAGGAACTGGGTTTCAACCCGGTGTACAAGAACAAGAAGTTCCGCTCGGATGGCACTGATGGTGCGAGCGATGCCGGCAGCGAGGGCGAAGAGGGCCTGAGCGTCGAATAATCGACACAATCGTATCGAGTGCGGCACAACCCGCGGCGGGACACAATCCTACCGCGGGTTTCTTTTTGGCTCGGTCAAGTATGGACCGAATGTCAACCGCGGTAACAAATAGAGTCGGACCCCCGGCTCTTTTTTATTGCCTGCGTCCCGGCACCGTCCCGGCGAACTGGGGACGTTTGTCCGGGGTGCCTTCTAGTCGCCGGGGGCGTATACTACAACCATGGCTAAGATAACCAAATTCACCAAGACGCAGAAAGACGAGATCCAGGCAGCCCTGTGCGACGTGTGCGACACCGTACGGTTCTCAAAAGACGGTACAATCACCATCAAGAGGACGTACTTCTATCGCTTCGGCATGTCGTGCGAGGCGTTGGAACAAGCGTGTCAGAAGCGTGTCAATGGTCTCGTCATCGACGAATCGTCCGATCGCTGGAACCAGTGGCCCAAGGATTCGTACTTTATTGTCCGGGCGCACCTGGACGACGGGCAAGCCTAAACTCTCACGTAATTCTCATACTAGTCTCATCTCGACGGAATATACTGATAACATGAGCAAGACACCAAAAACTACCCGGATCGCAAAGATTGTCAAGATCCCCAGCAAGGCGGCAGCCGATCGCAAGAATCGTACCGAAGGTCAGAAGCTGTGTCGGTTCTTCGGCGCCAAGTAGTGCACATGACAGAGGCCCCCCGGTACAACGTGGCAGATGTCCGGCGTGCCGGGGGTGCGCCAGGGGCGTACAATAGAGGCGTAGGAGGTACATACAAATGAGAGAAGCCAGAAACCGGATCCAAACCGTACTGACGAACGCCTGGCGACAGGCACACCCGCACCTGAACGCGGCACTTGTTGTCGACATCTGGGCGTGGGCGGAAGGTGGCAACTATTCGTGGAGTGTGTCGCCCGAAATGTACACATCGTGGTTTGAGGACGTTGAGTTCGATCAAGACACGTTGCGTGCGGCAATCGGCGACGAGAACGCACTTACGGCGAGTTGGCGCTTCGACGTATAAGATTCGACACGAGTGGGGCGATAGCGCAAGTTGTCGCCCCAGGAGAAACAAAAATGACCAAAACTGGATGCATGGATACCAAAGGTGGCAAAACCCAGAATGGGACCGTCATTGATCGCTTATCGCAAGGAAAGTGGCAAATGAACAAAACATACGCACTATTTGGAGACACTGACAAGAAGTTTGTGAATGGCGTCGCTACATCGCACTTGGCGTACGATACAGTCGAGGCGCGCGATCGGGCACACAAGGCGCTAAAGTCGGACGGATGGAATGTGCGGCGCTACACGTACGCACGCGACGGAATTGTCGTCGAGGCGCGCGGCAAGCCTGCATTGGTCGCCATGAAGGTGGAAGCATAATGACACACTATAAACTTTTGGTGCGCAACGAAGACATCGCGGACAAGTGGTTCGCAATCTCAGACGAACGCAACGCACAGGTCAAACTCAAGGTCAATCGACACGATTGGGTGCCAGCATGTGGCAGCGAAAGCAACGCGAGGCGTTTCGTCGACCGCAATCGTCGCGACATGGGCAACTTCTCGCAGATCGGCAATGCGTGCATTGCTGGTGGCTTCGATGTCAACGTGATCGTCGACGATGGCAACGAATACAAGTGGGGTGAGTTCTTTTCATAACATTAGTAGAAGGGGCGTGCGGGGCTCTACGGCGCTATCGTAGCCACGCCCACTACGAACTAGTAGGAACGACAACAGTCAATCTTGCACACGTGGGACGCTGCGGTGCGGCTTAGCGGCAGGCATGCTGGCGGGGCTTACTAGTCATGTTGAATGTACCGGGAACAATGAGGCGTTTGTCCGGCGTGCTATTCGGCGGCCGGGGGGTATAATCAAGCCATGGAACACACAACAGAAACCATGACACCAGAGCAACAGGTGCAGCAGTGGATTATGGCGTTGCTGACGAAGCGTGCAAGCACACCCGTTTGTGACTATGCATTCGAAGAGTATATCGTCGAGAAGTGTGCACTGGCAATCGATGGCGCGACATATAGCATGGTGCGACGCGAATTGTCATATCTTGTAACTATCGGGAAGGTGTGCAAGTATGAACTCTTTATTCGCGGCGACAAGAAGTCTCGTGGCACTGTGTACGCTTTGCCGTCAGTTCCGACATACCGGTCGCTTTAGTGCCGAAGGAGACAATAAAATGATTACACAAGCGGAAGCCCGACTCATCGTGTGCGGTTTGATACGAAACGCCTGGTTCGACAAAAACGTGTCGCGTGTCGCCCCTAATACACATACCGTACGCGTTATGTTGTATAAATGGCCAAATGCGCGCGGCATTGAAGTAATGGGCGTTGACGTGCCAGATTGGTTCGGTTTCGACCTCCCGAGCGACGAAGTGTTCAATGCGTTTATCCCTGAGGGCAAATATGGCACTTCTGGCACCCTTGAAATCTATCTCGACACCCCGAACGTCTGGTGACAATAAATGGCACGGTTGACAATAATCGTGCCATTTTTGTTGCCCAGAGCCCGTCCCGGCGAATGTCACGGGTAACATGGGACGGCTGTCAGGGGTGACATCGTCGGCGCCAGGGGTATAATCAAGCCATGAATAAGAACACCAAAACCCCGAAAGTGAACACGAACACGGCAGAGTGGATTCTCAAGCAACTGAGCAAGGCGTACGGTACGGCATGGGAGTATCGTTCTCGACAATGGTTGTGCAAGAATGCGCCCGGTGGCACGAAAGAGGCAATACACGCACTAAACGTGCTGGAGTCGCAGGACGTTATTGTCCAGCGCACGATCAAGACGTCGATTATTGTCTACAAGCTCAAGTAAACACCGTCCCCGGACCGTCCCGGGAACAATGGGACATACGTCAGGGGTGCTATTCGGCGCCTCTGACGTATAATAGAGACATGGCTAACAAAACCCAAACCCCGAAAGTTACGATGTACGTGGAAGCGACGATTGCCAGTGGTTACGTGAACTTGGTGAAGATGAACTCCAACATGGGCCCGATATACATGCTGACAGTAGAAGACCGTGCATCGAAGTTGACCATAGGTGAGGCGCAGCGCCTTATGGCGAATGCCATCGTTCGTTACCCGGGTTGCAGCGTGAAGATCGAGCAGGCGTAGAACGTCACGGGTACAACGGTACGGATGTCAGGGTGGCCTCGTCGTCGCCCTGACGTATAATTCAAACATCAAACAGTACGGTAGAAACAAAATCATGAAGCACTACATTATCAAGATCGACACGGGCAACGGTTGGAAGTACATCAACACCCGGCAGAACGACGTGATCAAGATTGTCGACGAACGCCGCAACGCTACTGAGTACACATCGTGGACGAAAGTCGCCCGCGCCATGGCGCGCGCGCTGCGCAGCTTCCAGGGTTGCGAGGTGTCGGTGCACGAGATCGAGTGACGAAAAAACTCTCATCAAACATTCATACTAGTCTCATCTGAACAGGTTACAATCTATCCATAGGAGAAACAAATCATGGCACAGAATAAGGCAGAGATGACGCACGACAACGTGACGAGTGTGGCGAAGATAGCAGTTGGGGGCGCATTGCTTCGGCAGGCGGTCGACATGATGCGCGAGGGCGTACGGGAGATGACTGGGGGCAACGGGTACTTGGATGCCTACTTCTTCAATCACCTGGATGCGTTCATTAGCGGCTACGGCAGCCGCGATTGCGACATCGCAGAGGCGCTGCGTATCGGTAGCGGTAGCTCAGCAGTGAGCCAGGACTTCAATGAGGTCGGCTTTGTGTACAACGACGGGCTGCAGAAGGTACTCGACGACAAGATGGACAGCGTGGCTGAGGAACTGATGGGCTACGTGGGTGTGCACGAAGCCAACGAGGAGGATGAAGGGTGACTCAGGTCGCACTACAACGCTACAAGCGTTCACAGACGAACCTGCAGACCGTGAACATGTTGAGCGATAGCATGTTCACGGTCGCGCAACAAGCCGTTCGCGAGAGCGGGTACTGGGCAGAGACAGCAACGTGGGTTTCAACGATGGCAGTGCAGCCGGTGTCACCAGAAGGCCTCAAGGCACGCATCGACGAGCTGCTGGCAGAGCGCATTCAACTCGCGAACAAGGGTGACGTGTACGGCGTCGCGGAGACCATGGGTCGACTCGAGGCGTTGGGCTACAAAGAGTAGCATGGCAAGGCGAGCACGACGACTACCGGCAGACAGCAAGGGCAAGGCAAAAGCTAAGCGGCTGTAGGGCAGGACGATCGACGATGTTTAAGATACAGGTACGGCTGCGTGGAACGAATGACTGGATGTGGGTGTCTTGGAACGGGCCACTACGCATCTCGGGCATCGTATGGCGCGCGCTGTATCTACGGGCGCACGACCGCGCAGCTTGGTCTACCAAAGGCGAAACGACAGCAGACGACACGGAGTTAACATCCATCGCGAACCAGTTACTCAAGAGCGGGTTCGAGGTCAGGGTGTGGCACAACAAGACATACAACAACTATACAGGAGAATGACATGTTCAAGTTTCGAAGGGGAAGCCGTGTGATTTCAACGAGTCCAGTCGACGCGGCATCGACGCAGACGGGAACAGTGGTGCAGGTGAACAAGAACGTGGTTACGGTCGAGTTCGATCACGGCAAGGGGCGTGCCTTGCGTCTGCGCGGCAACTTGAAACCGTGCAACGACAAGGCTCGCAAGGCGGATAGCAAGAATGAGTGACGAAGAGATCAAGGTGGGCGACGTGGTGCAGCTAACGCGTGAAGATCGCACAGCGCCACAGTGCCCAGTAGGCGAAGCAGGTGTTGCATCGTGGGTCGGCATACCGAAGTGGGGGCGCAAGGTAAAGCGCGTCGGCTTCAAGGGGCGTGACACGGGCAAGTTTTGGTACGTCGACCAGAGCAACGTTCAGGTGCTCAGGGAGGAAGACGATGGCAACAGTTGACGACACGCAGTGGTACTGGGACGGCGCAGCGATGCATGCCGTGGAAGTGATCGGCAATCCGGCAGTACTGCGACCGACGGTCAATGTGATCGATGAAGACGAAAACATCTACGATGCGGATCGCCATGACGTGTACGAAGACAGTGCCGCGGCGATCAACGCACTATTCGAGCTGGCGCGCATGGCGCTGGCATCCATTGAACTGATCCAGGCACGCTGGGCACAGCAGGGAGGTGATCCACAAGTGTTACGCGACAAGGTTGCAGAGGCGAAGGAACGATTCGACAAAGCTACTACGGTGGAAGAGGTGCGCGTCATGGCCGAAGAGCTCGACGACGACACGTTGTACGAGTTGACGCAGTTGAACGAAGACGAAGGGGGCGACAATGGGTGATCTAGCATTTGCAGTTGTCGGTCTCGTCGTCGCTGCCGGGGTTGTTGCCGTTGGTAATCGCATGAAGCCAGGCACACCCCGGAGCATGGTGCGCGCAGCAGGATTTGTTGTTGGCGCGTTAAGCGTAGTGGTTCTTGTGTCGGCGTTCATCACTACACGTCCGTAGGGAGGTGATCCGTGTCCGGTAGTTCAGATAGTGGGCTTGCATTGCTGGTCAACATTCTAGGGCGAGCGGGCTTCTCAATCGTCGTGGCAGACGAGACTGGGTTCTACGAAGCAGTGCCGGCAGACCAGGCAGCACAGTTGCATTTGCCGTTTGCTTCTTCTTCTTCTGCCGTGGAAGCAGAGCAAAATCCTGAAGAAGACGACGACGAAGACGACGAAGACGAAGACGACGAAGAGTACATGGGTGCGAAAGCCTGGCAAGACTAGGCGGAAGCGAAAGCAGGGGCGCCGGCGCAAGTCGGCGCTCGTTCATTGGTAGGAGACACATGAACAGAAAACTGGGGCAGGGTGGGTCAGTCAACGGCCCCTACACTCAGAACGATTTGAGCTCGCATCGGCGTGCGGCAATGCAGGTCAGGAACACGGCGACTGTGTTGTTTGTAATTGCGCTCGCAGTCGCGGTGGTGCTCTTGGGCATACTGATGTTGTTCGGTACAGCGCGATCGGCCCGGGCACAGACCGAAGTGATCGCCGATCCGCCATGGCACACCTCTACGAACGTGTACATGCCGGTCATTGGGCGCGGCCCGGGCACGTGGCATACTGTGCGGGCAGTGTCGCAAGACATCGTCGCGTCAGTGCCGGGCGCAATCGTGACCGACTACGTGTGCACACAGCGAACGTGTTACACAGCCACGAAAGACGGCAGAGTGTTTGCGGGCAACGAACTGTGGACGTACTTCGATTCGGTAGACACGCGCGGCGAGAACGGATTGCTGGCACTAGCGACGGATGGTGTCAATCGTATATGGGCGTTGTACGTGCGCGGCGATCGGCGCGTTACGCTGGTCGAGATACAACCCGATGAACGCGACATCGATCCGGTGACTGTGTTCGCACAGCAAGTAGGCAACAAGCACGCAGCGGGTGGCATGGTGTACTCGCATGCGACGAAGCGACTGTATGTAGGGCTCGGCGACGATCAGCGCGGCGACTGGATCATGACAGATCCTGAATACGAGTTCGGGTCGCTGTGGTCTGTGGACCCCGTTACCGGTGTGCGACAGCAGATCGCAACCGGTGTTCGCAACCCGTGGGCACTGGAGCTGCTGCCAGGCGGCCTGTGGTTTGTCGACCCTGGCGAGAGTACGTGGGAAGAGATCAACTTGCTTGATCTGACGTTTGCCGATGCAGACGACGACGATGTGCCGCACTATGGCTGGCCGTGCTATGAAGGTTCGCGGCCTGCAGACTGGACGAGTGGAAAGTGCGGTACGCTGGTTAAGGTCGATGCCGTACACCAGTATCGTTATCTCGGTGGGTCCGTCGTTGGCGTTGCGGCACAGGGGGCGGACGTGTGGTACGCTGACTTCGTTGGCGATGTACGGCGCCTGAGTGGTGATTCGCTGGTGAAGCGCTTCGATAGCAAGATCGTGCGCATGAAGATGGTACAGGGCGACATCGTCGTGATTACGGTGGACGGCAATGTGTACCGGTATCGGTAGGGGGGAGCATGCGTGTACTGTATGCATGTGGTGCAATCATCTTCCACATCCTCTTGATCGCACTGGCATTCGCGGTCTGGCTCGGCATTCATGAAGGTGCGTCGCCTGACCTAGTCGCGTTCGTGGCAGCACAGCCTGTCCTGACACAATGCTTGATCATCTGTATCGCACCAGTGTGGCTGTACATGCAGGTGGCCGAAGTGTTCGAGCACCGCGTACTGCGACCCGGGTTCAGGGATGTAGCGCACACCTCCTTTGTCGAGACACAGACAGGTGCCGACGGCGCGTGGTTCAGTAAGGCACTAGTGGGCTTCTTGTTTTGGGGTACGCTGCTGTGGACTACCATCCACTACACGGTAGGCTGGCAGGCAGTTGAAGCATTCGCGCAGTCGCTAGCTACAAAGTAAGGGCTCGGGTCGTTGCTGGGGAGACCAGGCGACCCGAGCCTTTTTGTTGCGCCAAAAACGCGCGAAATTTCAATGTTCCAGGCGCTTTTAGACAAATCTATTAAGGCACCGGGGAACGCGCTTCAAATCGCAAACTAAACCGGTTTAATCGCCATGCTTTAGGTCTATTTAGAATTCAGAATTTCATCGGCAACAAAATAGGCCCAAATGTGATGGGGGTCGCTATAGCCGGCGCTGAAGATTAGTTCCCCGTGGTAATAGCGCCGCAGCTGCAGAACAACGGGGTCGCCGCCATCGGTAAGCGGGCCCAGTGCGACAGAGTTACCGTGCACGCGCATGCAATACAGCTGCGGGCCAACATAGCCATTGATCTTGCGTCGAACGTTGTCGAGCGTGTCGACGACGATGTTGCCGTGGTGAGTGCCGCACACCGCCTTAGTGCCGTATGTAAAAAGGATGATCATGCTCGCTTACCCTTGCCGCGCAGTGGGATGCCGCGCTTGCGTAGTTCGTGGTGCAGTGTCGGCTGACTGATGCCGGTCTCGTTCTTAATCCACGAAAGTAGTTGCCCGTCGACGTACATCTCCACAGCCATGTCGAGTTGGAACTTCGACACACGCCGGCGATCAAAGTTCGGACCCATGTTGCCTGACGACCGGCGTTGTATGTTGCGCTCGTCCAGGATCGCATACACTTCGGGCACGTACAGGCCGAAGCGGTAGGCGATCGACGACACAGGCTCTTGTTTGGGATCCTGGTACGCTTGCACGACGGCGTCTTTGTCGACGCCTATCGTCATCTTTACCGTACGCAGCGACACTTGCAGCTCGGCGGCGATCTGTTCGCGCGACATGCCGGCTTCATGCAGTTCAATGATGTCTTGCGACAGGCGATCGTTGGTAGGTTGTTCGCTCATAGCACACCCTCTAGGCTACCTGCCGCGCAGCGTAGCGCGTGCGATTTGCCGGCTTCGGATCGTAGCACTCGTCTTGCAGCACCAGCGTTAGTCGTTTGTTGGCGACCAAGAAGTCAGTAACGGCGAGTCCAGTTGCGTAGTCGTCGTTCATCAGTGCGAGTGCGTAGTCCAACATGATCGTTGTGTCTTGTGCGTGGCGTGGCTGTTCTTCCTTTGCCAGTTTGATGTACTCGCCGAGCCGACCGTAGAAACGTTTGCGGCACTCTGGGCAGCGACGCAGCAGTTCGAGGTTGCTGAGTCGAATGTCGATGGGATGGTTGCCGTAGATAGCTGCCATGCCAGCTGCCTCTGCGATGTTGATCGGTGTGTCGTGATTGAAGTTGCGTGCCAGCATCTCGATCTTGATCGACTCGTGGCGCCCCGCCAGTGTACCTGGATTGAAGAGGTTCCATGCGATGTAGTTGTCGATCTTCATCCTCTTGCGCATCGTGCCCAGCATTGCGTGGTGTTCGTTGTGTTCACCAAGCAGATGGCGATCGCACATGATAGCCGGATTCATTGCCCATTGTCTCATGTTACTTGCTCCTTGTCGCGGTGTAATGTGACGCGACTGACTCTCTATTGTACGCCTGAATCCTTAAATCAACCTTAACAGAGAAGAAGAAGAAAGAAAGAAGAAAGAAAAATAAAAAGAACAAACGAGTCAAAAAAATAGGGACTCCATTCATTGCCCCCATATACGCTATATATGCAAAGTTGATAAAGAACGCGATAAGCACTGACGAGAAGATATTCCAAATTTTTATATATAGCTTATCCAACGAAATTTTTAGAGGACCTATTTTTCTGACTCGTTTGATCTTTTCATTTATCTTCACACCAGGAACGGTAAACACTTTGCGGTAGATGCTCGGCGCATTCAAGAGGGTGTGCATCTGCGTGACGCCACAAAAATAGGGGTATTAGCGCATATCTTCCAATTGCTTTTCTTTTGTCCTTTGGCGTAAAATAAAAAGTGAACATGTCAGCAGAAGATTCACTTCCGGATTCGGCGCGCTTGGCCCAACAGTTTAAGCGCTTGTGGCTACTCGACGCCAGCGATGTTCCCCCTGGCCCGTGGAGCCGCCGCGAAGACGAAGACGGTCTTTGGTATGACAGGTTTCTCCTATACGTGTCTCTCGGTCCCAGCCGTACAGTGCAGCAAGCCCGTTCCAAGGCTAAGACTGCCGGCACCCAGGCACCCAAAAACGATGTAACTGACTGGGTGCGGCAAGCACAGCTGTACGACTGGGAACCGAGGGCAGGAGCGTATGACGACTTTGTTAACCAACTTACCCTGCGCGCTTCAATGGAAGCCAGGGTCATGCTTCAGTACTTTGCTCCCGATGCAGCGGTCAAGCTGGTGCAACTGTTGAACACAGAAGATGCCCTTGCCGCAGCCAAGTCGATCCTTGATCGTGCGGCTGTGCCTACGGAGACCAAGATCAATCTGTCGACGTTGTCCGATGATCAACTTAAGCAACGCATCGCTGAACGACTTGCTCGCCTTGGACTCAATGCTGGAGGAACTGGAACTCCGGAAGGCGACCAACCGACAACGGACAACGCCGTGGGACAAGAGTGACGGCATCTACGTTAACGCGAAGACAGGTCGCACATACGCACCACACACAGACATAGAACAAGAAGCGCTGCTGGACGACCACACACCGTACATAGCAGCGCTTGGCGGAGAAGGTTCAGGTAAGACGACCTGGCTAGTCATTAAGGTACTAGAACGTTTGCGACGCGGATGTACCGGCATCATGGGATCGCCGGACCTTCCGCACTTCCGGACGTCGCTGTGGACAGAGTTCCAGCAATGGTGTCCATGGCATCATGTGGTACCCAGCCAGCGCTACAGGGCAAACCCAGACTGGGAGCCCCAGCACAAGTTTACCTTAAACTTCCTTAACGGTACAGAGTTGATGTGCGGTGGGTTCAAGGAACCTATTGCATGGGAAGGCGGCAACGTCAACTTCGGCGCGTACGATGAAGTACGTCGAGCGCCGACCGCCCAGATGGTGAAGGTCTTAGCTGGCCGTGCACGCATTGAAGGGCCAGGAGGCATCCCGCCGCAGGTAATGTTCTCTAGTACACCTAGAGGAGGTTCGCCAGGCGAGCACTGGATGTACGACTGGTTCGGCCCTGTGCAACCGGACGATCCGCTTGCTGCATTTAAGGCGCAAACGCGGGCGTTCAATCTTAACACAAGGGATAACATTGCACAGCTCAGTCAGCGATACACCGACACCCGGAGTTCGATGCTCTCCGACGCAGAAGCAAAGGTCTACGTCGAAGGTGGCTGGGGTAGCACAGATGAGGACACACCGTTCCTCGACGACATTGTCTGGTGGGATCGCCTACGCGACGATGCGACTGTGCTATCCTATCCCCCGAACCAGCCGCATGTGCTTGCTGTCGACGCTGCAACAGACCATGACTCGTTTGCGTTCACGTTGGTGGGCCGCGAGCGTGCAGGTGCGCAGCGTGTGCTGGCAATCGGCAGTAGGGAATGGAAGCCACCGAAGAACGGTAAGATCGACTTCGACGAACCGTTCGAGGCAATCAAGGAACTGGCACGCGACACAAACATCGCTGTAGTCACTTACGACCCATACCAGCTACACATGTTTATGGCCAAGATGCGTGGGCACGTTGACGCCCACTTCAAGCCATTCGAACAGAACGCCTTGCGACTCAAGTCAGACAAGATGCTTCGCGATGGGATCATCAGCAAGCTTATCGCACACGCAGGCAACGAAACATTACGCACGCACATCATGCACGCCAACAAACAGGTCGACCCGACAGAGCGCGAACGCCTGCGACTAGTTAAGCGCTCGAAGTCGTTAAAGATCGATGCGGCGGTGTGCCTGAGCATGGCCAACTGGATGGCCCAGGAGTATCTATAAGATGAACGCGACTGAACTGGCTACCTTAACAACGACCGGCATTGCAGTTGTGATCGCCGTCATCCCGCCGCTCGGCAAGAAACTAGCGAGCCTGCCCGATGACGAGAAGGCAGCTGTGAAAGGCGGTGTGGCATTGTTGATCGGAGTTCTGTACATCATCCTGTCGTGTGGACGTGCGATCCAGGGGATACCGTGCGAGCTGAACTCGATCGCTGACTTTGTCTACCACGTCATCGTTGCGACGGTGTTGGGCTTTGGTTCATTGACGGCCGCTACGCTTCCCTATGAAGTACGCGAAGGCCGGAAGGAGCGGAGTCTACGAAAGGAGGCGTGATGAACGCTCCCGTAGTACCGTACCTGCGTCTCGTTGACCTGTTCGTCACATTGGTATGCCTGGGTGTGCTAGTCATCACTTGGCGTTCCAAGTGGGCCATCTGGGCTCTTATGTTCTTGGCCAACGCGACGCTGTTTCTGTTAGTAGCTAATGCATACCACTGGGGGTTGGTCACAGGACCTGAGATGTCAAGATTGGTATTGCACTGGGGCATTGCAATCGACATACATGCTGTGGGGGCGCTACTTGTGTACTTGATCGCATTGTCGCGAGGGGCGGCATACACAATTGGACGCGCTAACCATCTTCCCGTACATACTGACAGCATTGGCGATAGCAGTCAGCGCGTTAGCATTGTTTCGCAAGCAGCGAACCAGCGATAGTGAAATGGCACAGGCTGCACGTGATGTAGCCGAAGCAGCAGCGCGCACTGCAGGATCATCGCACGACTTAATTGAATACTTTGAACGCCGCAATGCTATACTGGAAGCCCAGCTAGAGCAGATGGGCGAACAGCCGATAAAGCCGACCCAGACCAACGCGGTGTGGACAACTGGCCAATTGATCTACGAACACTTCAGCGAAGACGAGATCGAACTACTCGCGATGGAGCTGGCACTGGACCGACCAGCAGGCGACACTCGCGAGCTGCAGGCGACACACTTGGTCGTCGCAGCCAAGCAACGTGGACTATTCAAAGACCTCCACGACATTGTACAACGTAGGAGACCCAACGTAAGATGGCCCAAGTAACCTATGATCGGGTTGTGCATCTGCTCAATCCTGCACTCCCTCTTGCCAAGTGTCAAGAGGTCCTCGCGAAGGCTTTCACCTCGCGCCAATCAGTCATGTGGTCGTTGCACGATGGCATGGGCAATGTATATCTTGTCGATGCGGGTGTGCAATACCTGGCAAGCAAATCACGACACGTTATTTTCTGGGGCTATAGTGCTGCCGAGATCGACTCGCTCGTTAAGCACTTTGCCGTGATCGCTCCCGGTCCCCTCTCCTGGGAGTCAGGCGACACAACTCCTGATGTACCACCGCCTGGCGCGCCCTTCGCTTGTTATCCCGTTGCCGGCGAAGGGCGCGTGGTCACACAACCGTTCGGTGCCAACCCTGCAGCCTATGCACAGTTCGGTTTGCCTGGTCACGAAGGCATTGACCTGCGTGCGCCGACTGGTGCCCTGGTCGTGGCTGTGGACGACGGCACTGTGCAGATCGCTGACAACAACGCCGATGGCGCGTATGGTCGCTATGTTCAGCTACTGCATGCTGATGGCGACGTTACGATCTATGCACACCTGCTCGAGACGCGTGTTAAGGTTGGCCAGAAGGTGCTCGCGGGCAACCTTATCGGCATCGCCAACAACACGGGCAACTCCTCAGGCAGCCACTTACATCTTACGCTGAAGAAGGTCGGCAAGACCTACACTGACGCCAAGGGACAGAAGTGGCCTAACAACATCTTCGACCCCACGCCACAGCTGTCGCCGCATTTGGCGCCGGCGTTGGTTAACAAACACCAGTGGCGCTGGGACATGACTGTGACGAACAACGTTCTACGTCTTGACATCGACTTCGTCCAGGCTGCGTACCTTAACGGTAACGGCGTGGAGGGTCACAGTTCACACACACTTCCGGCTGGCACACACAACGTTGAAATCGTAACGTCGACAGGCGCACGAGTTAAGCGAAGTGTTGTTGTTGGCACCCCACCGCCTCCGCCGCCCCCACCGGTACAGGCGGTGGGTATCGGCTTCAACATGTTGAACTCCAACGCTGGCGGTACTGCGCCGCAGATCGTTGCGCTAGACGCAGCGTCGCGAGGTGCCAACTGGTTCCTTGTAATCGACGACGAGGTCTTTGCAAAGCGACTTGCCGACACAGTGCTGCCCCGTGGCGGTCGCGTTCTGTTCCGTCGTTGGACACCGCAGACTGGTTCATCGCCATCCGCAGCGGCGTGGTTCGACATGTTGAAGTCGGCCTTCCATCCCGGTGTCATTGTTACAGCAATGAACGAAGGCGACCAGATCGGTTGCTGGCAGCTCGACGACTACAAGAAGCGTTGGCCGATCGAACGCGACCTAGCAGAGATGTGTGCCCGCGCAGGACAACACTACGCAGGTGGCGCCGTCGCAATGGGCAATCCAGACCTGAGTCCAGAGCTCGCCGAGTTCTTTAAGGCAACGTACGCACAGCTGTATAACACCAACGCGTACTTCTGGTGGGACTACCACACCTACTGGCCCAATGCGCACATGCGTCCGCCTGCGTCCAGATCGCTGACTGGTCGCGAAGTCAAAGTAGTTGGCAACGTTGGTCGCAATGGCCATCGCGCCAGCTGGGCAATTGACGAAGTCGATCAAGACAACGCGCGCATGGTTACACGTGCATCTGGTTGGATCGATCCAGTTTGGTTCGCCAATCGTTGGCATTGGTACTTCACGCACTGCGGCTTCGATGTTAAGCAGCGCAAGATCGTTAGTGGCGAAGGCGGCATCGATGAAGGCGGAGTAGGAGGTGTGCCTGCACACAACCTTACTGGCGAGCAGGTGCGTGACATGTGCCGCGTCATCAAAGAGACGCTAAGCCAGCCTGTGCTTGGCCAACCATCGCCAATGCGGGGCGTGTGCTTGTTCACTGGCCACCCGAACGATCCTAAGTGGACTGCGGGCTACGGCGTGTCGCAGTACATGGACTTCTTGGAGTTCTGATGACGACTATTGACGCTGACCTGATCAAGAAGAGCGTGACTCGTGAAGAGGTCGAACAGCTCGGCCCCACGGCTGTGTTCTTTCGACCAATGGGCGACGCCCCCTTGATTCGGTCTTTGCCGTACACGCTTCCACAGTACTGGACGCCGCATCGCGACATTACGCTTTGGGGCGCTTACATCCATTGTGGCTTGTGGGCGAGCGCTGTGCATATTGCGAGCACACGCATCGCTACACTCGGCTACGATGTCGAGAGTAAGTTCCAGGCACGTGCTAAAGAAGCGTTGACAATGCTGAACCGCGACTGGGCGCCAATGGCATCCAGTATCGCACGCGATTGGTGCACGACCGACAACGGTGCGTTTGTTGAGGTTGTGCGTGCGAGCAAGTCGCCAGGCAGTAAGATGCTCGGCCTCGTGCCGCTGTCGACCTTTCGTTGTTGGCGGACAGGCGATCCGGAGATCCCTGTTCAGTACGTTGATCGCCTTGGCAAGCTACATGACCTGCGCGCACATCAGGTTGCAGCGTTCAGTGACATGCCACAGCAGTTGATCTACGGTGTTGGGCTGTGTGCAACGAGCCGTGTGTACGACAAGATCTACGAACAGATGGCTGTGGCTGCCTACTTCAAAGAGAAGGCAACAGGCCGTAAGCCGCAGAGCTTGTACTTGGTCGCCGGCATTCGCCAAGACACGATTAACAAAGCGATGGCCGACGCGCAAGCACAGGCCGATGTGTCAGGTAACATTGCCCGCATTGGTGCAGCGATCTGGGGCGACACAGGTTCCCAGAGCGTGAGCATGGTCGAGATTCCGTTCGCGTCGTTGCCTGACTGGTTCGACCAATCGGCACACCAACAGGAAGTAACGATCGAGTTCGCGACGGCACTTGGCATCGATCCAACTGACTTGGACCCACGCCTGATCGGCAATCGATCGTTGGGCGCAGGTAGCCAGGCACAGGTGTTGCAGGACAAGCAAGACAGCAAGGGCATGATTGCACTACGCGAACAGCTCTTGCACTTCTTTAACGACACCGATCGTTGGCATCCATTGAACCGTACTACGTTCTCGTGGTCGGAGAAAGACCTAGCCGACCAGAGAGCCAAGGCTGAGATCGCGAAGCTCCGCGCTGATACTCGAGCGGCTCAAATTGCCTCCGGCGAGATCACGCCTGAGATCGCTAGACAGATGGCTGTGAGGGAAGGCGATCTCCCGGAGGAGGTCGTACAGGATCCAAACGCATTTGGTGAGCAGCTCGACGAAAATGACAAGCCAACGGCTGGAGAGCAGGTCTCTCCAATGTTGGCTCAGGCTCAGGCTCAAGTCGCTCCGGCTCAGGCTCAAGGAGAGATGGTCACCATCAAGGCGACTGAGGTCCTGAGCATGGCTGTGCCCAAGTCACGTAAGCGTGGCCCGATGTCGGCAGAAGAAGAGGCGTACCTGAAAGCCGTTGCAAAAGACTTCGCCGAGTACGGCCGGATCTTTACACAGGCAGCACAGCCTTTGATCCCTCAGCGAACAGGTGAGACCGCTAGGACACTACGCTGGCAAGTTGAGCAGAAGGGCACTCGCGCGATGACGCTGAAGGTGTACGTTGGCAACGCCAACCGCCCTGAGGTAGCCATCAGGAGTGTGCTCTTTGGACGACACCCAATCAAGGCGAAAGGCAAGGCGCTCAAGTTCCAGATCGGTAACAAGACGATCTACGCCAAGTACGTATCAGGTGCTAAGGCGCAAGACTGGGTCGAGAAGGCACTGAAGATGACCCGTGCACAACGCGAGGCGATGCAGCGCAACGTCGACATGCAGACCAACGACAAGTTCATTGACGTTGAAGACTACCCAGGCGCAGAGAAGATCACGCGAGCGGCACAGACTAAGCCGCCACGTAGCTGGATGCGTAAGCGGAAGAAGTAATGTATAAGGTCAAGGCTATCATGCCCCGCCGTCGCATACCGTCTGGCTTCAAGATGAAGCAGGCGCTGCACAAGTCGTTCAAGGAGACCGAGAAGGTCGCTCGCGATGGCCTAGACAAGTTCACGCAGACGTGGAACAAGCAACCTAAGTGGGAGACCAAGATCGGTAAGGACTACATTCGGATCAAGACTCGTGACAAGCGAGTCAAGTGGATTGACGAAGGTACCAAGCCATACAAGATCAGACCCAAGCGGCGCAATGGCCGTTTGAAGTTCTTCATGGGCGGGAAGCCGAAGACGATTCCTGGTCGCAGCGTTGCGGTCAAGGGTTCTAAAGGTAAGATGTTCGTCGTCGCCAAAGAGGTCAACCACCCAGGCATTCGCCCACGACACGCGTTGCGTATCATCGTGGACAAAGCCGAGAAGCAGTTCAGGCGCACTATGACGCGGGAGATTAACGATGCAATTGAGAGAGCTACGGCGTCAACTGAATAGAGCGATCGTCTCTCTAAAGGCTCCGAAGTGGAACGCCGGTGCAGGCGAAGCCATCGTAGGCAACCTAGGCAGAGGACCTGATGGACGGTTCGCGAGAGTAGGAGCTGTGCCTCTTGGATCCAGTGTCGCTCCAAAGCCTAGAGGCGGAGGCAAGCGGGGTAAGCTCGACAAGACTCTAACGGACGACAAGTTGAGGCAGCTCGGAGCCTCACGCCAGGATCTAGCGGACGCAGAGCTGCTCAAGAAGAACGGACAGGTCGACGCTCAAACGGCTGAGCGACTTGTGGCTCGTGGATTCGCTACTAGAGCCGATGATGGCTCAATCGTGATGACGCCCGCTGGACGGCAATTCTCAAACGCCGTCCGTCGTGGAGACGCAGCTGGAGTCACAGCGGCTCTAGCCAAGGTCCAAGAGTCTCGTGCTAGAGACAACGAGAGAGTCCAACGACAGTCCGCTAGAGATCAACGTAGATCCGAACGTGATCAAGCTAGAGCCGCTAGAGCCGCTGAGGCTCAACAGCGTAGAGACGAACGCTCTCAAGCACAGGCTCAACGACAGCAGACCATGAGCGAACGTAGAGCCGTGCGGATAGAGAACAGGCTCGAAGAGTTGACGGCGCGTGAGCCGAAGTCTGACGAACAGCGGCTCAGGCTTGAGAACAGGCTTGAGGAACTTTCGCTCCAAGTACAGGATCTACCGGACGACTTGAGACCCGGTGTTGAGAAGCTGGTTGAGCAAGCTAGAGCCAGGCTCTCTCAAGGGGAGCCTCAAACAGCCATCAAGTCATCTCCGTTTGTAGTCTTCAAGGACGCCAACGGAGCCATGCGTTGGATCACGTATTCCTCAACACCGTATCAAGATGTTGAGCAGGAGATCGTATCACAGAGAGCATTGGAGACAGCAGTTAACTGGGCCGACGTTGAAGGCCACTACGGCCCGTTGCGTATATGGCACACAGGCCTAATCGAGCATAAGGCTCTTGACTGGACAACGGCGAAAGCTGGTCCAGGTTGGGACATCGGCGACACCGACTTCATGGCAATGCATGGGCGTGTGCTCGTCGAGAGTGGAACATTTCGATCGCCTGAACTTGCGGACGTGTTTGCCCGTAACGCCCACAAGCTCAAGGTCAGCATCGGCTTTACGCATCCGCCAGACGAGCCGGTCGACGGAGTGTTCTCAAACATTCGAATCTTCGAGCGCTCGGTCGTACCAGCCGGCGCGGCAGCAAACCAATTCACGGGCTTCATAGTGACAGGAGGATAGTATGTCGAACGGACAGCAGCAGCAAGCAGCCGCGATGAATCCAATCAAGACGGCGGCGCTCAAGGCACTACTCGGGGACGACTTCGCAAAGATCGAAACCGTTCTTGGTGGTGCGGAGCAGATTCAGATGAAGGCAGACGCGAGTGGCGCGACCTTCAAGTCACAGGACGTAACCGAGACGCCGGTCGCGGAAGCTCCGGCAGCGCCTGAGACTGAGAAGAAAGACGACAAGCCGGCAGACGTCGTGACCGAACAGGACTACGTTGGCGACCTGACAGTTGCAGAGTTCGGCGGGCTCTTCAACCAGTTGCTGGCGCAGGCAATGGCGACGACACCGATCGCCGCGAAGGTTGACTTCGGCGAGCAGGTGCCAGTCACGGCCAAGAGCCTCGAACCGATGTTCGTTACGATGAAGGCGATCGCTGACATCGTCGACAAGATGGAACAGCGGATCAACGTTCTCGAGGGTGGCGCGCCAACCGGCAGCGGTAAGAGCGTGACGAACAAGTCGGCCGACAACAATGGCGAAGGCACACAGCTTCCGCCGGCTCCGCCACAGGTTGTGCCTGCAGTCAACCCGTTGGTGAACTTCTGGGTGCAGGGTAAGGTAGGCGCTGAGCAGTAGCACTTGTTGCTACGATGCTGGTGACAAAATCGGTTCGTAACGGAGGACATTAAACACATGGATAAGGTTTCAGCACAAGCGTTGCAGCTCGCGCAAGCCTATGACGCTCTGATGAGCTTCAAGGCCGGTGACGCAAGCGGCACAGCAAACAACCAGTGGATGCATGGCATGACTGGTATGATGAACACGTACGGCCTCAACCGTGATGTGTTCAATACGATGGTGTTGCCCAAGCTTGGCCTGTTGGCTCGCTTGCCGGTAACAGGCACCAACGAGATGCGCCCACTCGTGGCGTTCTTGACTGGGCAGAAGGCGATCACTGGCGACAAGCAGGTCGACAACTGCTCGCCGTGCCAAGTCGCAGGTGATCTCAAGACTGGCAAGATCACGTCCGTGTTCGGCAAGACCTGCTTGAGCACGAAGACGCTCGACTTGTCAGGCGATCTTGGTGCTGTGAAGAACCGCGGCGAGTTCAAGGACTTCCGCCTCATTGGTGGTCCGGATCCGTCATTCAACAAGGCAGCGCCGACCATGCCGGGCGGGATGGCCAACATTCTCAATCGCGAACTCGATGCCGAGCTGTTCAAGCTGTACGTGGCATGGGGTCGCGATGTGTGGGCCCGCTTGCTGTGGGAAGGCAACCCGTCGAACAACACTGGCGCGTATGCTGAGTTCCGCGGCCTCGACACCCTGATCAACACTGGTTACCAGGATGCCGAGACGGGCGCGTATCTGCCAAGCGCAGACGCGATCGTGCTGCCGGTGAACTACAACATTCGCACCAATGGCCAAACGTTCGTCGAGCTGTTGACGTACGACAATCGCCGCGCGCGCCACTTGGCTTCACGCACTGGTCTCGATCCTGTCGAGTTCGTGTACGTGATGCCGGAGATGATGTTCTACGAACTGACTGCGATCTGGCCTTGCTCGTACTTGACCAATCGTTGCTTCAGCGAGAACACGTCGCTGACCGCGAACGTCAATGCCGAAGACATGCGCCGCATGACTGACGAAATGCGCATGGGCAACTTCTTGACGATCGATGGCAAGCGCTACGAAGTCATCATCGACGACACGATCCGCGAGACCGAAGGCGCCGGTGGTGAGTTCAGCGCTTCGATCTATCGCGTGCCGCTGCGTGTGATTGGCAGCATGCCTGCACTGTATGTCGAGTACTACGACTACGACAACGAAGATGCACGCGCTGTTCGCAACACGATGTCGGCCGGCGATGAGATCATGACGAGCGATGGTGGCCGCTGGATCTGGAACCGCCGCAAGAACGGTTTCTGTGTCAGCATGGATGCGACTGAACGCAGCCGCGTTCGCTTGGACACTCCGTTCCTCGCGACTCGCTTTACCAGTGTCAAGTACACGCCGTTGCAACTGACGCGCAGTGGCTTCCCTGGTGATGGCAATCGGTTCTACAATGGCGGCAACACGGTCGGCATCGCGCCGAGCCTGTATCCGCCAACTGTGTACACCGCGTAATTGAAGGGGCAATAGCCGTGGGGGCTTAAATGACTCAACAAGCAAAAACACCTGGTCAAGCATTGTTCGAAGTGTACGCCGCAGCGATGGATGGCATCAGCGGCGCGACAGGCAAACCGATTCCGCCGTGGGCCGAGTTGGGCGATCGCGTGCAGTCAGCATGGGAAGTAGCCGCCGAACGCAAAGCGAACCTCGCAGCGTCGCTAACGCAGCGCGAGCGAGCGGAGTGTGAGTTCGCGGCAACGTACGCACTCAACTACGGCCATGGCACAGATGGGCACCTGTCGCGCATCTTGATCGCCAAGCTCTATTGGTTGTTGACCGTCGGCGAGGTCCAGCCAATCGCACAGCCAACGAGGTAGCATGCAACCACGAGTGGGCATAGTTGTCCCAACGTACAACAGGCGTGACATAGTTGCCGATACGATTGCACGCCTGAAGGGATATCTCCGATACAGCGGCGAGATATCTTACTACGTAGGGTGCGATGGCAATGACGACACAGCACAGCATCTAGCGGCGCTGTGGCCTGACTTGCACGTGCTGAGTAACCCGAGTGGTTCGCTAGGCGCAAACGTTAACAGGCTGTGGAAGTACGCGATCAGTGAAGGTTGTCAAGTCCTAATGGGGCTCGATGACGACCACCACATGTTGGCACCGATCGAGTTGGACAAGCATGTCGCGAAGCTAATGAACGACGATCGTGCTGTGCGTATTCACTTACTGATGGATGCACGCGGCGACGAGCACTTCGACCACTATAAGTTCACGGCGACGCTAGACTCAGATCGCTATTGGCGTGTGCATCCCGACTGCGAAGAGCGGTTCATGATGAGCTTCAGGCCACATCTGATTCATGCGCGCAAGTGGACCGAAGTGTTTGGGTACTTGCCTGAAGGACACCCAACAGGCATGACCGAATGGCTGTATAGTGGGCACTGCAAAGAGCTGTGCATGGGCTTGGGGCGCAGCATAAGCGTTCTGGTACCGTTGCATGCATACACTGCAGAGACATGGGCACACGTGGGGGTTTCATGGAACCAGCAAGGGCTGTAGCCGAGATACGTCGCAGCGACTTAACCGCCGCTGACGCCAAGGTCTTGCGAGGCGCTGACGCTGTGATCACTACAGACGCAGTGGTGCGCGAAGCGGTGTTGCGCGACATGCGTGTGCCTGTGTTTGGCGACAAGGCAGAGTTCGAAGCGTGGCATCGTGCAACGAAGCTTCGCCCGACTGGCGTGTCGGCAATCGTGCCTAACTACAACTACGGCAAGTACATCGTCGAAGCGTTGGACTCACTGGCCGCACAGTCAGTGCCGCCGGACGAGATCATCGTTGTCGATGATGCTTCGACTGACGATAGTTACGACATCGCGCAAGCGTGGGCAAGCACAGCTCCAATCAAGACGCTAGTGCTGCGGCACGAACGCAATACAGGCAACGTTGGCGGGCCACGAAACACTGGCATCGCAGTCGCAGAGAACGAGTTGATCGTGTGCCTCGACAGCGATGACATGGTCGAACCGCGATACATCGAAAGACTGTTGCCCGCGTTCGACAACCGCAGCGTGGGCGTCGCGTATGGAGGTGTGCAAACACTCGACGAGAACTTCGACAACACGCGCACAGTGCATCATGACTTCCCGCCGGTGTTCAACTGGGACTGGATGATGCAGCAAACAAACCCGCCGCGAACGTGCATTCCAGTGGCGAGTATGTTTCGCAAGTCGCGGTGGGAGCGAGCAGGTGGATACGACGCAAACCGAATCGCAGCCGAAGACGTTGACTTCTGGGGAAGGATCATCGGCGTTGGGGCAGATGCCGTCAAGGCCACTCCTGATCCCATCTTTGTCTATCGACGTCACGGCCCGAGTATGTCAAGTCGGCCCATACCTGACATCGGCCTGTGGTCGAACATACACAGAGGCTTTAAGCCGCTGGTGGCACCGACAGGCGGTGTGCCTGAGCTTCGCGACTACACAAAGCCATTGGTCAGTGTGATCATTCCAGTCGGCGCGAAGCATGTTAACCTGTTGCCGACAGCGTTGCACTCGCTACTGGCGCAGTCGCTTTGGAACTGGGAAGCAGTCGTCGTTAACGCGTCGGGGCAGGAGTTGCCGTTACTACCGTATCCGTTTGTGACCGAGGTGACAGTTAAGGCAGGCACACCAGCAGGCGATGCACGCAACACAGGCGTCGCAGTCTCGCGCGGTGTGTTTGTACTGTTCTTGGACGCCGACGATTACTTAACACCAGACGCGCTCGAGAAGATGGTAGCGCGCTATGCGAAAGGCGATGCAGGTTACATCTACAGCGGTTGGTGGGTTGTGGCTGACAACAAAGCAAAGCAGCACACTGACAGACCACGGCCGTACGATCCGCATGTGTGGCTGACGACTGAAACAGATGGACTGCACGCAGTGACTGTGTTGATGGCGCGGCAGACGTTTGTCGAACTCGATGGCTTCGACCCGCGCATCGACTTGTTTGAAGATTGGGCGTTCTTCGCCAAGTGCGCAGCGCGCGGTGTACATGGTAAGTGGGTCGACGATCCGCTGCTGTGCTACCGCGTGGACTCAGGCCAGCGTCGAGCCGAAGCGCAAAAGCGACGCGGAGACATCGCTGACTACCTTACACGTGAGTTCGGCGAATACATCGACAGGAGAAAAGAACCTATGGGATGCTGTGGACAACAATCAGCGGCTGTGCAGGCCGCAGCAGACGCTGGCGATCCAGTTGCCAAAGCGTTGCAGATACCGGGCGCGAAGCTCATGAAGTACACCAAGGTCGACGGCGGCATTCGCTTCTTCGGTACATACGAAGGCGGCAAGACTGTCGACCCGATTTGGGTACCAAATGGTGACTGGCAGCGACTGGCTGCTCTGGGCTGGGAAGAAGTCGTAACGACCTCAGCGCCAGACGCACCTGTGCCTGCTACGATCAAGCCGAGCTCGGTAAAAGTGACGGAAGCAAAATGACTATCGGCGACGCGATCGTCTTCGCGCTTCTATCGTTGGCGGTGTTCAGGCTTTGCGTCTTGATCATCAGTGACGAAGGGCCTGCGAGCATCTTCGATCGCGCGCGCATGCACTGGCGGATCCCCGAACGCAACACTTGGTGGCGTCGCGGACTGCAGTGCGTATCTTGTATCTCGTTTTGGCTAGGGCTTGGGGCAGGCGTCGCTTGGTGGGGACTCAACGCAACTGGCATAGTTGCAGGTCTAGGCATTAGCGCCGTAAGCATTCTACTCATGCGGCGAATGTAGACCAAAGGACATTACATGAAGCACAACAAACTCGTAGCGTTGGTCATTGCCGTCTTGCTGTTGACGGCAGGCACTGCAGTAGCACAGACTACATCACTCGCCAAGTACGACATCAATGGCGATGGCATTCTTGACATCCATGACGTGGACGAACTGACAAGCGTCATCGCCGCGAACTACGGCGTGAGTGTCGGAGCACAGCCCCCGACGCCAACAGCAACAGCAACAGCAACATCGACACCGCCACCTACGGCAACTGCAGTCGCGCCAACAGCTACACCGCATGTCCATCCGACGACAGAGCCAGGAGCTGTGGGCATATGCGGTGAGCCAATGAACGTGTGGCATCCGAACAAATGGGGCAGCTGCTTTACAGGCCACGAGCATGGCGACGCACCGCCTCAATGGGTAACGCAGTACGCGCAGGCGAACAACAAGCCGATGCCGTTCAGCCAGTCACGCGAGAGCCACACAGGCTACAAAGGCGTATATGTCAAGCACAGCTCGGGTGCAGAGTCCTATTGGATCGCGCACATCCTCTCGACGGCAATGGCGCGCAGCCACGGTGACCACGACTACCAAGTGTGGCTAAAGCTTACCGATGGCAACATCTTTTACTGGGATGGGCTACTTTGCTACGCGAGCCCATGTACCGCACAGCCACCGCTTCGAACGAGTGACACAGGCGAACGGCCGATCATTTTGTCACAAGGCGATGGCGGCTGCGAGACGTGGTATGGCGGTGCGCAAGGTGGCATCATCGATACCGAGTGGGTGATCTGCGGACGCAATCAGCACTTCGACGCAAACAAGTCGAGCGGCGTTGGCACGTATAGAACGATGGGCTGGATCTTCTACGCCGACCGCTTCCCCGCTGACGTACAGGCATCGATACGCAAGGATTGCAAAATCGAGTTCGGGCAGTGCCGGCTACAGTTCTTAGCCGTCAATCGTGACTACGCAAAAGAAGGCGTCGTCGTTCCAAACTAGGAGATACAACACATGATCACTTCGGACATTCGACCATCGGGAGCGCTAACAGCTCGCCACATCAAGGCTGCGCGTGCCCCGCTTAGCTGGCGCTTGCGCAACGTGCTTCGATGGGGCTACATCTGGGGCGCGTTCGTCAACGTGTTGGCGCGTGGCTTCAGTAAGCTGACTGGCGCCGTGACGCTGACAAGTGAACTGCGCGGTCGCATGCGCAAGGCAGATGGTACATGGGTTGACTACGGTGTGCTTTCGCGACGCGTGATCACGACTGCGGGCGTAACGTTCTTGCGCGACGACTTCAACAACGGCGCACAAGACATCAGCAACATGAACTTCCACGGCTGCGGTACTGGCACGACAGCTGAGGCAGTTGGTGACACAGCTCTGGTTACCGAGAGCACGACAGCATTGAACCCCGACAGCACGCGCGCGACTGGTACGCGAAGCACACCCGCAGCGAACCAGTTCCAGACTGTCGGCACGGTGACGTTCGACGCGAGCGCAGCGATCACCGAACACGGCATCTTTAACCAAGCGGCGACTGGTGGCGGCACGCTTTGGGACCGCAGCGTGTTCAGCGCCATCAACGTGGCCAGCGGTGACAGCATTCAGTTCACGTATGTGCTGACACTAACGGCAGGCGGCTAAACGCAATGGCAATCTCTTTCAGGTCGGCCACATCCGTCTCGCATAGTTCGGGGTCGTCTCACGTCATCACGAAACCGTCAGGCACGGCCGAAGACGACCTTCTGTTATGCGCCATGACGTACTACGGGCAGGACGCCGGCCCAACGCCGCCAAGTGGCTGGACTGAGATTGATTACAAGTCAGAGGTAACGCCAGAAACGAACGCCGGCCACAGGTTGCACGTTTGGTATAAGGTCGCCGGCGGGAGTGAACCATCGTCTTACACGTGGACGATGAGCAACACAGATGAGTACTCAGCCTCGGAGATGCTGTGTTACTCGGGCGTCGATACGTCGTCGCCGATTGATGTTCACGCCTTTCAATACAACGGCTCGGCGATCGGATCAATAGAGGCCCCTTCAGTCACGACGACGGTCGCCGACGCGATGGTCGTGTTCATCGGCTACGGCTTCAGCGACTATGCCTTTGCTGGTATCGTATCGCCCCCAAGTGGCTACACCGAACGCGTCGAGCACGAAATGGCTTGGCGTAATGTGTACGCGGCTGATAAGGTGTATTCAAGTGCAGGCGCGACAGGCGTGCAGAACGCCGCGTTCTCTGTCAACTGGCGTGTTAACTGGGGCGCGCAAGTGGCGCTTACGCCAGACGCCGGCGGCCCAACTGAGTATCCGCAATCGGTTTCAGGTTCACTGACAAGCAGCGGTGCGATCACCAAGCGGACAAACAAGGCCACGGCGGGAGCGCTAACGTCTGCAGGCAGCGTTGTGAAGCGCACCAACAAACCGGTTGCAGGTTCATTGACAAGCGCAGGTGCGTTGACACGCAGGGCAGGTAAGGCAGTCGCAGGTGCACTGACGTCTGCGGGGGCACTGACGCGCCGAGTTGGTAAGGCGGTCGCAGGCTCACTGACAAGTTCAGGTGTACTAACCAGTACGCGAGTTGTACTGCAGGCGATCGCAGGAACGTTGACTAGTGCAGGCGCACTTGCGAAGCGTACAAGCAAGTCAGTGGCGGGCACACTCACAAGCAGTGGTGCGGCAGTCAAACGCACGTCGAAGTCAGTGGCGGGCGCACTAACGTCATCGGGCGCGTTAGCCGCAATCCGAACAGTGTTGCAGGCCATCAGTGGAACGCTTACGATGTCAGGGGCCGTAGCACGCCGGACTGCCACACGCGTCGCAGGTGCGTTTGCCCCTGTGGGCGTTCTTTACAAACAGGTCGCGACGTCAGTGGCGGGTGTGCTAACGATGGGAGGTACGCTAGGTACCATCAAGACGTTCTTGGCGCTGTTGCAAGGCAGTCTTGTCTCGACAGGCGTTGTTACATTGCGCGTGAACAAGTCACTGCTTGCGACGTTAAACAGTACGGGTGACCTACTCAAGCGGACGAGCCGCCAGCTCGAAGGGACGTTGGATAGTAGTGGCGGAGTCACCGCGACGCGAGTTGTGCGCGTCGTACTTGCGGGTGTGCTAGACACGATGGGCAGCGTTACTAAACTGACCACACGTACACTAGGCGGTGTGCTTGCATTCATTGGATCGCTGTTCCCAACGTCAAGCGCGGCACCTGAAAACTATCCAACGCCAAGTAGCGGCGGGCACAGCGTGCGGGCACGCCGCTCGTTTAGGAACACAGGTTCGCGTGGTTCGTCGAACAACACGCGCAGCAGGGGATCACGATAATGTCACTACCACTCGATACGTTCCGCAGCGTGTTCGGCTTCCACCCGTGGCACTTCTATCAGCTGACTAACGACAAGGTGCCGTTGTCTATTGGCTGCGACACTTTGGTCAGCGAGCACAGCTGGCAAGCGACTGACGCCGTTGGCCGTGCAGAGATACGCGACGCGATCGAGATGGCTGAGCAGCGTTTGGCAGACGAGATCGGTGCATACCCTTACCCGCGTGCAACGTATGTCGACATTCCGTTCCCACAGTTCTTCGACGTCACCGATCAGTATCGGTTGTCGGTCGACACATGGGGGCGTTGGCTCGCGTTTCGATTGCCGTATGCACAGCCATTGACGATTGGCAAGTTGACGCATGCGTTGATCGGTACAGGCAATGTTGCGTTCAGCGATGAAGACGGCGACGGCGTAGCTGAAACATTCACAGCCACGATTGCGACAATAGAGACCGACGCGACGCTGTTGGGCGCTTACATCGCAGTCGCTGATCGTATAGGCGCTGACAAAGATGCATCGCACGAGCGTTGGCGTCTGCAGCCCGTGAGCATTACAGTCGCGAGCGGCAATGCGACGATCACTGGGCCATCGTACTTGTTAGTCAAGCCTGCCAAACAACAGGCTGTGCGATTGCAGGCACTCGATCCTGCCGACACGAGTAACTTAGTAACATCCATCGCCTTGTATCGAGCAGCGTACGACACGACGCAGCAAGGCGAGTTCATATGGGAGAGTGGCCCGGATGGGGAGTGTGCAAGCGTTGGCGCTGACCCATCGGCCATCGGTACATCAGCAGCGCGCTTTGTCATTCGCGATCCTGACTTGGGTTACATCGCAGGCGAAGCAGCAGAATACAGCACACCCGCATCGTCGTACATTGCGGTCGAGTGGCCTTATGATTGGGCACCGTCGCGAGTGCGGGTGCACTACAAGTCAGGCTATGACTCGCGAGCGTTGACATTGGCGATCTGCAGAATGGCCGCTGCCGAACTGGCGCGACCGATCTGTGCCTGTCAGCAAGCGTATCGGGAGTTCAGTTCATGGCAACAGGACCTCGCGTTAGTAGGAGGTGATAACGCAGTCGCAGTAAGTCAACAAGATCTCGACAACCCATTTGGTACGCGCCGTGGGCACATCTACGCGTGGAAGATGGCGCAGCAGTACAAGACATCCCGCGTCAGCATATCAGGCTAAGGAGAACAGAAATGCCAGCAAATCTCGGTCAGGAAGTGATCACTCAAAAGCACGGGCGTCCCTACATCCAATTCGGGTTGGCGACGCCCCAGGCACCGTTGTACTTCTACGGCGCCGACACATCGTACCTTTCAATCACGGGCGTGTCGAATCCGCTGCGTGGCGGCATCAACCGCATCAACGCACACGACCCGTTTCAGTTTGGGCAGTACGCGGCTATCGGCCAGTCAATGGATCCGCCCGACTTCGCATCGGCCACGTTTGGTTTCTACGAGAAGCTGAACGCATTGCCGCGTGCGTTGCTTGCGCGTGGTTGCCGCATGAGCGTGTACATCCCGCGTGGCGCTTGTCGCTCGTTGGCGGACTTCGACTTCGGTTGGGAAGGCAACTACGTCGAGGTCTACGAACACTGCTTGGTCACTGAAGACAATCCAGGCGATCGCTTCGTCATGGATAGCGACGACCCAGTGATGTCCGAACGCACAGTCATCGTGCCCAGCATCTACAACATCGGCGGCATCCAGTTCGCAGAGAAGAACGCTTCAGGCATTACGCTCGAAGTGTTGGACGTATGCTACGGCAACTACGTCAACTGCGGCGACTGTGGCCCTGCAAGCGACGGCACGCGCTACATCTACGCGGTCGAGAAAGGCGCTGCAGGCGCAGCTCCTATCGTGCACTATAGCGCCGACGGTGGGCTGACTTGGTCGACGTCATCGATTACGGCCGCCGCGAACGCCGAAACGCCGTGCAAGATTGCAGTCATGGGTTCGTATCTGGTTGTGCTTTCACCGACTGCAAACACAGCTACGAATGGTGGCTACTATTACGCGCTGATCAACCCGTTGACTGGCGCGCCAGGTTCGTGGACCAAAGTCACGGCCGGTTTCACGAACAACCGCGAGCCGCGTGACATGTGGGTCGCAAATGATCGTCTCGCGTTCATCTGCACCGACAGCGGCGAGATCCTTCGCATTCGCGATGTGGTCGCAGGCGCTGAATCGTTGGGTGTTGTGACAGCGAGTGACCTTGCACGCATCTCTGGCAGCGCGGCACACGACACAATCGTAGCTGTGGGCGCGAGTGCAACTGTCGTGCGGAGTTGGAACATGGGCCAGACGTTCGCGGCCACGACCACTTCGCCAGGCGCCGCTGCACTGACTGCGGTCGAAGTGTTGGACAAGTATCGCTGGTGGGTCGGTAACGCGTCGGGCGTTGTGTACTACACGTTGAACGCAGGCGAATCGGCTTGGACCACACGCGCGATTGATGGCTCGGTGCCAACAGCGATCCAAGACATTCGCTTCCCGACAAACGCAGCTGGCATCATCACGTACCAGGCGAGCGGACCACTTGCTCGCGTTGCGTACACGATCAACGGCGGCGTAACGTTTGTGCCTGGCGTTGGAACGGTCAACCCGCGTTTGTCGGGACTGCCGACGTCTGGATTGCAGAAGTTCAATCGCATCGCGTATCCACGTGTCGTCGAACCGAACATCGCAGTGAACTATGCCATCTTCGCAGGCCTCGGGGCCACGACTGACGGTACGCTGATGCTCGGTGCGCCGAATGTATTCTAGTCTCAATGGAGTGGGGCCATGACAACCAAACTAGTTCAATTCACGTTCGAGGGCTCGGGGCGCACAGTCGCTATCGAGCCCGTTAGTCCTATCGTCGTTAGTGACTTGCGCCGACGTTATCCACGGCCGCAGCCGCCGCTGACAGAGATCGCAAGACCAAACGGCGGCACGGCAAAGGTCGCTGACGAAGAAGACGTTGAGTACCTGCGTGCGATCGAAGCGTGGCAGATGGATCTCGAAGCACGCATTCGCCGCTTGTACGTTACACTCGGTGTCAAGCATCGGCTAACGGACGACGAGAAGGCCGAAGTGGCTGCGTTCCGTGCGTCGATGCTTGAAGCCGATCCAGATGCACAGCTAGATGCAAACGATCTAGTCGTATACGTACAATACATCT